AAGATGATGATAGTAATGCAGGGTTTATTATAGGGGTCAAGGGTAGAGTATATGAAATAGACATCTCTGATTTCCAATGTGTAGAATATGAAGAAGTATCTATAGGTAGTGGATCATCATATGCATATGGTTCTTTATATACATCTATAGATCTACCCGCAAAAGCCAGGGTAGAGAAAGCAATCCAAGCAGCTACTAACTATTCCCCTACATGTAAAGCTCCTATAGATATACTATATAAGTAATATAAAAAACATTACGAATGAAGCTATTTTCCCCTGGAATCCAGGGTTTTTTGTTATGTTTAAAAGCTTTTCTATACCATATGAGAGAGAATTTGTCAAGTAAATATGGGGGGAATATGATTACGATTGGGTAACAAAATGGCATAATCACCCATTTCACTCCATTTCTAACCATATTACTCCATATGTCAATAAACTGTAACTCTTTTAGCCTATTTATTCTTCCTTGGAGACACATAAAGATAGGGGGAATCTCCTATATCAGAAGGTTTAATATTTCCATACATCTTGGCAATATGTGTCTTATCATGCTTCTTTACTTCTGATAAGATGTATTCTATTACTAGGGAATGATCATCTATTTCACTCCATACCCGTTTTTCTACATGCAGGCTCCAGTCACATACTGGGCAATCAAAATCTTCTATTTGGGTGTAATCACTCATTAATAATTCTTTCTATACGTTTGGCAATATCATTAATTTCTATCTGTACCGCCGTGTCTGCCCATCCCCATGCATATGAAGATTCAATAAGAGAAGATAACCCATTGAGGACATATTCCCACTCATTAAGAGAAAGATCAATGGTTACATTGCTAGGAAAAGAATGTGGGTAGGTGTCCATAGGTTGGGGGTTGGTCTCTATTTCACCCGCCGCCGAAATTAAAGACGTATCTAATTCCATATTACAATTCCAACATTTAATCATTTTTTTCACCGAAGTCTCTTCTTTTAATTCCTTTAACATATCCAGCTCTAAAGCCCACTTCATATTCATCGGCCCGAACTTTACGGATAAGAGTACACAAATGACAAAATTTCATGGTTGGATCTGCTTTGTTCATACAGAACTTATCGTGTTTCATAACTCTCCAATCCAATCAGAGTTTTGTTCTTTACAGGGGATGCATATCCAGGGAGATGATATTCCTCCTGTACCACAAATGATACACGTTTTTGTATAGTGTGTTTCTGCATCTGTGTACCCATCTAAATACCCTTTTGCATATTGAGCTTTTATCTCATAACTATTTTCTTTAGCAATTTCTTTACGCCAATAATCCTCAGACTGATTACGAATTGCTTGATCAAATGATCCTAAAAGCATTCCTACTTGTGCATCTACATTTGGATTACGAAAGATATTAAATCTCACCTATTCCTACCCTCTTACAGCCCGTGAATCGCGTTCTTTAATTACTTTATCAGCACACTCTTGACAATAGCCAAAGTACCAATATTTATGTACGCGAATTTCTACATTTTTATCCCAGCCACTAGCACCGCAAAGTTCGCAAGTTTTAGAGGCATTAATTTCTGCTACTGTGACAATATCATCCATAATTTCACGACGAATATCACCGTAGGATATTTCAAGGGATTGGTCATAGTAATATCTCAGACCACCAAACTTTTCTTTGATCTGAGAAATTTTATAATCAGGGTCAATATACTTTAGTTTCCTATGAGTATCATCAATGATACTCTTCCAACCGTCACTACACTCTAGGCCGTATGGTTCTGGGTAACTCATCTCCACTCCTATACTCCGTTAAGTTCTTGTAGTTTTGCTATTGCAGAGTTCCATCCGTCAGAGAACCCTTCATCATAAGTTTTATCTTTTCCATGACTCTTCTTGTCCTTATAATGATCTCTAACACTATCGATCAAATTACAATAGGCACAATTCTTTCGCTCTTTAATGTGTGGGTTTGGTGTTGGACAAAGACCATCATGCCCCTTCATCTTGCATCTCTCTATCTCCTATAGTTACAAAATACATAACCTTAGACGATTCTACCATAGCCGTAGAACTTTTTCCTAAAAAAGTATGAGGAATAGACCACCAGCCCTGGTATCTAACAGGATTATTGCACACATCTTTAATTACAATCGGTTTATTACCCTCAAGATATATCCAAAGGTCAGTAGTCTTATCTTCTTCTAAATAAAGATTAAGTTCTGCGTAGTCATGCATTTTTATTCATTCTGTCCCATAAAACATCCATAAGCTCTTCATTGTCTACCTCGCCAGGATTAGAAAGACATTCTGAGATGAGCTTCCAAATACCCTCGCTTCTCTTGAAGTTCTTTATAGTTCCCTCACGCTCTCCATCAAGGTCATCTGAATAAACAAATACGTAATCCGAATAGTCAACGTCACCTTTACCATCGTTAGCCAATACAAACTTACCAATTGTTTTTGAATTATCTTCTTCCCCAAAGGGTACAAGATCTACTGTAACTCTAATCATAAAGGACTCCTAATCCCATAGTTCTGTAAAATGATCTGCTAACCAGTGTACACTAGCTTTGATATCTTTGTCAAGTACCCCGCCAGATTTTTTGACATCTTCTTCATCCCAAGCAAGGCCATTGTTTAGATATTGTGTGAAAATTGAAATGTGGTTTAAATAATCAGCATCTCTTCTAATCACCATGGACTCTACATCAGTGCCATACATGTCGTCATCGTCTTTATAGGCCATTGACACGCCAATTCCACTATCTATATACCATTGTAGAACTCCTGCAAATACTCCTGCTAAATAGGTGTCTGCGTTCCACATGTCTCTATCACTGTAACCTCGCGTAATGCGTTGATACCACCACTTGGGGGTACGAATGGCATTACGAATACTTCTTTTAATCGATAGGTATTCTTTGTTCATGCCTAAAGTCTACTCTTCTTTGTTAGATGTGTCAAGATACGTTAGTGGAGTAACTTTTCTTTTCTTCCATTTAAGAACCATAGAGCCGTCTTTTCCTATTTTCCATTTACCTGAAAACTCCTTCATGTTAACCTCCTGTTAATGTAGTAAAATTACTATAACATACCAAGGTTAACAAATCTTTTTTTTATGAAGCGTTTCTCAGTCCGTTCTTTATAAAATAAGATAGCTCGTTGCAATCATCACACGGATCAATTGAATGTTCACATGCCCAAACTATTTCTTTAGATATTCTTTCTCTCCAGTAGATTTCTGGATCTCCGTCTTTTCTCATAACTACCCCTGAAAAATGATCTCACATAAACATGTGGCAGTTATATTATACCTCTTAGTTAATCATCATCTTCGTCAATATTCTCAATATTATGGATTAGATATAGATCTTTCATCTTACCCATTATAGATACCCATTTTTCTTCCACTCTGAGTAGCCCAAAGAATCTTCAGGAAGAGATTTGTCTTGTACTAGAGGTACTTTGTTTGTTGAATAGGTGACTGATGCTTCCTTATGCTTATCAGTCTTTGCCTCATGTTCTCTCCGAATTGCCCAATCCAATGCTGATGCAATGCTTTCTGCGGTAGATGTAAAAGCACTTACAATATCTCCAGGGTGATTCTTACTACCCTTCTTAAAATAATTCTGTTCATGAAGACTATCCACTACCATTGCAGCAAACTCTTCTGTTGTCATATATAAATTACTCATTATTCTCCAAGGTTTAGGTTAGTTGCTATCCGCTAGAAACGCAACTTTCTCTCATACAATTTGTGTTTTTTGTGTTTGGGAAAGTGTGTGACATGTGCATCCACATAGTCCATGTCTAAATTGATAAGGACATGTTTCATGATCTTTTGTCATACACCACCCAGAGGGTTGGGTCATTTGTCTATCTGGTGTATCTTGAAAGAGATTTGCTTCCTCTTTCCTTCTACTTGTCATTTATGCTATTAAACTTATGCTCAAAGTAGCTGTCGATTCCATCCATCTCATTCTCCTTCTCTAGGTTCATATACATATAATACTAGGCTGCTTTTAGTTTGTCAATACTTTTAGAGAAAAAATCTTCACTTTTATGAGTAGGCCAATAGTAGTTACACTTGTCACAACAAGAAATAAAACTATCAAACATAAACTCTGCATAATATTCTGGATCTTTACGATATAGATTATTACGATGGGATTGATGAATTCTCTTATCTCCCCACCAAGCTGGCATAACTATATTGTTTCCACGATTCCAATTGTTGTTATGTATTTCTAATATAGCATTCCAATTTTTATCTGTCTTGATTCCGCGATGAACGCATTCGTCTTTGATTGCTTTAAGATATGAAAACAGTCCCATATCATAATTTTTCCACATTAGTACTGCTGGATGCCGTACCCAAGCACCTTGGGTTCTACCAGAGGACAATATGTTATATATTTGTCTTCCTTCTAATAATTGTTTCAATAGTCTTTTATTATCTAGGACTGATGCTGATTTTATAATATTATCGAACGGAACAAAAGTTTGAATGATCTACTCCTTTGGTTGTAGTGTACGACTATCATATCCTAGTGACTCAATAAAGTCAACAAGTCGATTTATCTCTGTTTCATAATATTTAGATATTTGCATTCTTTTTATATTTTCGGACCTGCTTACTGGCTCAAGGTGGCTTGGCTCAATACATAGCTTATTTCTACATAAATGATCCAAGGTGTCGTGACGACCTATTTCTTCAATCATTATTTTGTAATAGATACGATGAACTAAATAATTTATATATTTCCATTTGACATTTGGATAGCCACCAGTATCAACATGACCAGTCCAAACCAAACATCCATTATCATTTCTTATAGACTTTCTTTCTATTCTTTCTTTTAAGGTTTCTTGAGTTTTGAGTGGCGACAATTCCTTGCTTCTCTTTATTTGCATTCGGTGACCCGAGCAATAACCGATTGAAGATGATTTTGGCAGTTCGCAATTTTCAAACATACACTTCATTTAACTATTATAGCATATCTTTCAACCAGCAGTCAATCTCTTTCTATAAGATCTAATGGAGTTGGAGCTGTTAGCTTAGTCTGACAGTAAGCACACTCACAGTCAAGTAAATATCCTATAATTTCATAATCTTCATCAAACTGAACTTGGACAGTAAATAAATCTGATCCACATTTAACGCACACCCTAGTTGGTATGCCCCTGCAATCTAGCATCATCAATACCCTTCGTAATATGATAGAAGAAAATCTTCATCATCATAGTATGACTCGTCCACTTTTCTAATTTTACAGGAATTATATCTTATTGTCAAGACTGATTTAATAAATAAAGGATAGCTCTTTGTAAAGAACTTATTTCATCTTTAAACCCGCCAAGAGATGTATTGCACAAGCTGCACAATAGACCTCTAACTTCTCCTGTGGCATGATCATGATCTACAACAAGATCTTTTTTGTTTTGACAGATCCAGCACTTGCCTTCTTGCTCAACAAAGATCTCTGTGTATTTTGCTAATGTTATATTGTATTTTCTCTTTAAATACTTTTCTCTTACGGCTTCTGGATCTCTAGCTTTTTCTCTACGCATTCTATCTTTACGTTGTTTGTTGTCACATGCCCTGCACTCTGGCCTAATTTCTCCAGGTTTAGTAGAATTTTTTGCAAACTCAAGCTCAGAAAGAATTCTTTTACACACATAGCAGTATTTTTCTGTAGGTGCTGGAAACAAAACTTCCTGATAGCTTTCCATTACATTAAATTCCTATTTGGAATCTTTCTGTTTTCTACACTAAGCAATTCTCCTCTATGCTGTGCCTGCAAATCTTTTCTTACCCATGTCATTCCATAGGTATCTTCTAGATTTTCGACACCCTCGCGGCGTTTTAATCTTTCAGCCATGGACTGGAATGTTGGATCATCACTAAGATTTAGGTTTGCATTATGAGACCATGGCAAGTCGTAGTAAGCTGGTGCGTTGACTAAAAGCATTCCCGCAGTGTTCCAATGCTCCTCCAACCTAGGACTTGCATTTATTAATTTTCCAGTGAGGCCGTAAGCAGGAACTGAGACACTAACTAATGGATGATCGACCTCTAGCATTCCACCTATCAGTTCTGGCTGAAGAATCATATCTGAATCTACATAAAGAATAGCATCGTAACTAACAACACCTTCTTGTGGTGTTGCTTCTCCCCAATGGTGACCAGACATAACTCTTCTTCTTTGAGCAAACTCACGAATAAGATTACGACCAGTCTCTATTCTTATCCACCTATTTTGTGATGTTACTTCAGACTGCATATCATTTATAGAGTATGTCCAATAGTCCCCTGACACCTCCTTAAGGGCATCAATAACTCTTCCGAATGGTTCTAGACCTCTTTCATCCAATTCAAATGATGCAAAAAATTTAGTATTAGGGAACTTTTCCATAATAGAAAGTCTGTTGTCTAGCCACGACATGTCCTCGTTTTTATCACACTTCCAACCTACAAGTGGTGTTCCAATTACAAAGTGCTTACTGTAATCTATTTCCTTAAACATTTTTGCTCCTATTTCTTATTATCGCTGTAGCTGATAGGGGGCTACTTCTTTCTCCCCGAATAAATATTCCTACTATCTCCATATTCTTATCGATGTACTCTTTTTGCTCATCTGTTGAGTAGGGAGAGGTCCATCCATTTACATTAAAACCTTCTAAAAGGTCAAGGGTATTGATATCGTTTGGTGCAAGAAAATGTTCTCCGCACCATGGAGCATGAAGATCCTCAATGACATATAATTTTGAAAATTTAAAAAGAGTAGAGAAAGAAACTTGCATCATCTGTGCCGTGTGCCCACCATCATCTAGAATAACGTCATACTCTCCTGTAATGTTGTTAAGCATCTGATCAACATTAAGTTGGTCAACTATTCGTATATCGCATCCATTAATCGGAGTACTTGGGTTAATATCCCAACCCTCAGCTATAGAAGCCTTTGGCAACCATTCTCTCCACGCTTTCAATGACGCACCAGACTGTACACCTATTTCTAAGAACCTTTTGATGTTTTTGCGATCAAAGTGCTTTTCATAAAAGTTCATGTACTCATGGTAAGTTGATTTATCCGTTCCATACTTTAGTCCTATTTTATGAAGATTCATTTGACAACATTCACCTGTTCTATGTAGTCAGAGCACACTCCATAAAAAGAATTTGGCATTCTTAAGTCTTTATATTGTTCTCCGCGTTCTGGTAAAACAACTATGCACTTATCTGATTTTATTTCTTTTCCTGGGTAGGCCCAGATAAAACCCTTACTTGTTAAGACTGCATCATCTTCGTTGTGGCTAAAGCAATTATAATAGTCGCTTCTTCTACAAAAGTCAAGGGCTAGAAGATTTTTACAATGAATCCATGCATGATCTCTAATACTATTAAGATAGCGTTCACTAATTTCATATTCAAGCATGTCGTGACCTAGAAATAAAGAGCCTTCCATTAACCACAAATCAATTTCAACATCATAGCCAAGCTCTAAGGCTTCATTTAAATACTCTGGAGAATTTTCTCTATCTATATTTGGACCGCTAATGTTTCCTCTATGAGAAATCAGTTTCACTTCTCTACCTGCACCCAAATCCAGTTTCTGTGATTATCTCCTGGACCTGTTGGTCGAATGTCTGATTTATAATTTTTAAATCCAATCTTATTAACTAGGTCATCGGATAGTTCAGATTCATCAGTAATGCTTACATCTGCATGACCATTAGTAGTGATAGCATCATAAACATTATCATAGTACCCTGCAGTTTCTGTGTGAGCCTTTCCACCATATCCCATTTGGAAACAAAGTTTCCCACCTGGCTTAAGAATTCGATAAGCTTCTTTAAGAATGTTAAATCTAATTTCATGCACACAAATATGTTGAAAACAAATAACTGCAAAGAATACGTCATAAGTATTATCTTTAATCATACTGAGACTGTCTCCAGGTGTGGGGTAAAGGTTTGGCAACTCAATTCCATTATGCTCAATATTAATCTTAGCTTTATCTAGATTTGTCTGAGCAATATCTACTCCATCAATTCTTCCAAAACGATCATGAAATTCAATAATGTTTCTCCCTGGACCACAGCCATAGTCTAAGGCTACTAGTCCACTTGTATCAAAGTCTTTAAAAAGGTATGTGTCATAGTCAGGCCAGTCATTATGGGCATCATATGATCCAACAACAGGGTCTCTATATGTTAGGGACCATGCTTCTGCATACCCCTCATAATGATCGTTTTGCATCTTTAAATAATCTTTTTTATTTTTCATCATGCCTCTCTGTTATTTTCTAAAAAGTAATTTAAATCTTCTGGAGTTCCAATGCCCCACATTTTTTCAATAAACTTTGGCCTAATCTTTTTGTTATCACTAACAGCTTCATTAAAAACTGGGCAAACATAAAACTCATTGTTAGTTCTAATATCCTTATCAATCATTTGCTTTGCATACTTTACATAGTCTGATCCATGCTTCCAGTAATAAACTCCAACTGTAGCGTTGTCAGATATTGGATTTTTCTCTGCTACCTCTACAATAAAACCGTTGTCATCAAGTCTTGCATAAGACCACTTTGGATGAGTTGCTTTAAAGGTCATTATTCCTGCATCAACATTAGAAGCTGTGAATGCATACATAGCCTCATTTGCATCCCAGTCCATAACCTGATCTGAGTTTGCAATAACCAATGGCTTGTCGCTATCAATTAGACTCTCTGCAAGAAGGGTGGTGCAGGCAGCACCCTCTGTTATCCCATCAACCTGAACAATGTCACAACCTGGGGCAATAAGGTTTAGCACTTGCTTTAAATTATATTTTTCATAATGTTCTTTTTGTACTAAGAAAATGTAATGAGCATCAAGATTAAGATTCTCTACAACCACTTGAATCATTGGCTTTCCATGTACTTCAATCAGTGGCTTAGGGAAGGTGTATCCAGCCTGAGCAAACCTTGATCCTGCTCCAGCCATAGGAATAAGAACGTTCATCTCTTTATTAATCCATGGAATAGTTGCCTGATTCTCAACCTTATCCAGCATGTTTACAAACCTTTCATAGCTTAAATCATCAGAATTCTTTATTGGGTATAGTATAGCACCAGATGCCTTTGCACCCTCTCTTCCAATGTGAGAATCTTCAACAATTATTGTATCTCTTGGGTGAGCATCTAAGGCCGTCATACATTTCCAATACATCTCTGGATAAGGCTTATGATGCCTAACATCTTCATTACTAACAACATAGTCAACAAGGTGAAGCAATCCTAATGAGCTTAATGCTACTCTGACGGTATCTCTAATGCTGTTGCTTGCCACTGCTATTTTATATTTGCGATCTCTTAACGCAAACATAATTTTGATTGCAGTTACGTTGTATTGAAAGTTCTCTAGCAATGCTATGGTTTCTTCTTGTTTTTGTTTCCAGATAAAATCATGTTGATCTATTGGCAAACCCTTTTCAATTGTAAGCATTTCAAGCTTTTTCTTTGTACTGAGTCCGTCATATTTTGCAACATGCTCTTGATAGGTTATGCAGTATTTTGGGGCAACAAGTGCAATAGCATTATTCAATGCATCAAAGTGCAAATCACGAGAATCCATTAACACACCATCAAGATCAAAAATAACTAACTTATTCACTGTTGTGGCCCTGCATGTCTATGCCATTTGTTATGCCTAACAATTGCGTTGCCATTACACTTCATTACATATTTATTACGAACCCGCATTGACCACTCCACATCCTCTTCTTCATTCCACACAAGAGATTCATCAAGTGGTTCTTCTAGCAGTACATGTTTCTTTACGATAAAAAACCCGCCAGAAATATACATGTATTGTGTTTGTGACCAATCATTATAATTAAGAGACCAAGCTCTTCCATGTCCAGGTTTATCCCATAGGGACCAGTCCATAGGATTACGATAACCATTAATTAAATACTGTGGACAAGAACAAATATCCCAGTCTATTCCAAAAGTTTTAAAAGCTTCATACCAACCTGGGTCAAAGACATGGTAGTCATGCAGAAGAACTACGTTATCATATCTAGCATTCTGGACTATAATATTTTTCTTACGAGTAATCCACTTTGGTTTTTGATTTTCATCAAAGTCTATGATACGAATATCTTCTCCATCAATACCGCTTGAGTCTCCACCACCAACAAAGATGATTTCATAGTCAGGGATATTAAGATTACGAATAGACAGTATTATCTCTTGAAGTCTAGCCTTATCTTCATAGACAGTTATTATTCCAAAGGTAAAAGGTATTTCACTCAATCTTCCTCGCTCTCTAAGAATTCATCAAGATCTTCATATTCCCCATCTGGATCAACCCCAAACAGGCTACAAAGGAATTGCCAAGTTTCTTCAATTAAAGATAGACCCTCTAGTGTTGGGTCGGCAAGTTTATAGGAGACTGATTGTGCAAGTGGTATTCCAAGGTTGTTGTATGAAATAAAATCTTCAACTTCTGCATCGTCAATGAAGATGTTTTTTAAGAAATGCTCTCTGATAAACTCTTCAATGATGTCACACTTCTTTTTAATTTCCATAATAGCTCCCTTGTTTATTCTTAATTATACAGTAAAGGGGCAGATCATTTCTGACCTGCCCACAATACTATCGGTATTTCTTTCTTAGCTGAGGTCTTAGCCCTGCCTTTACCAATGCTTGATATTCAATTGAATAAACTTTTTCACTTGAATCCCCTGGCTTTCCTCCTAGAGACTTTCTCAAGTTACTAGAGGCTGCAGTAAAGGACCTTTCCAAACGATCAGCTTCGTCTGGACCTACCACTACTCACCCCAGGGGTTGTCTATGTCTGGCATGACTTCCGACTTTAATGTTGAGGAAGCATTGTCGCTTCCCCTAGAGATTATTGATGGACCAACGTCTGTTGCCTCAATTTCATAAGCGTAACCATTTGTTCCATCTTTACGCTGAAATGATCGGCCCTTTAGCTTTCCATGAACAATGACCCTCTGCCCTTTCTTAAGTGACACAGAGCCTTCAGCAAGCTTCCTCCAACAAGTAACATCAATGTATGTAGTGTCAGAGTCCTTCCATTCACCGTTAGCATCCTTGATACGCTCGTTGCTTGCAATCCTAAGCTTAGCAAGCTTATGGCCCCCAGCATCCTTTGTTTCTGGATCTGCTACTAGATTTCCAATTACCGTAATCATACTCATTTTAAGAATCCATTTCCTCTAGTTTTTAATTTACTTGGTAGTGTGTCACCAGTATCAATGACTGGCTCTAGTGTAACCTTAACTCCGAAAGAAGTCAAGGCTTTTCTTATTTTTTCTAAATAAGCTACACAACGAATTCTTTCTGATTCGTTGTAATAGCCCCATTGTGACTCATAGAACCTGACTGCAATGAATCTGTTCCTTGGGTCAAGATCGTACTCAACTATGTCGATTACGAATTCATGTGGTGGTTTAATTGATCTTACTGCTTTTTGCATAGCCAATGTATAAATCATTTTGTCTCCATAGTTATAGATGACCAAACATTAAACCATTTGTTCTTGTCTTTATGATTGTTAAACTCTTTTGATATCTTACCTTTTTCAAAGTAAACCCCTCCCCAGACTCCCCACTCTTGCCTACTAATGGCACTTGCAAGGCACTGTCTTTGTACAGGACAACTTTGACATAAAGAATCTATTGCTTGTCTTAAATCAAGGTCCTCTTCATATTTATCAAAGAAGAAGTTTGTATCTAAGTTTAAACATTTTGCGTCTAGCTTCCAATCTTTTTTAGGCATCACATCACCGACTCAGGAAGATCCCAACCCTGATCGATGCATGGGTAAACTGTTTTCCTATACCACTGCATCGTTGACTTATCAAAGAATCCTACATGCAAGTACTCTGCATAGTCATCTTTTACAAGGTGAATTATATCCCACCCATCCCAAGATAAGCTAGAGTTTTTACTTACGATCTCTTCAGCATCATTCTGATTGGATACTATCATTGTTGAATACCTTTCCAGTTATGACATATACAAAATATATCACCAGTAGCTCTAAGGCAAACCATAAGATAAAGCCTATCTGATTGGTAGCAATTCCGTACCACAAGATAGTAACCATATGAATGACCCACGCTATTATTAACAGGACGAACTTTTTAATACTTGATTTTTGAAACATTGAAGAGTACACCATTATATATAAAAGTGCAACTGCTCCAAAGACTATAAGAGACCAGGTGTTAAGACTCATAAATTTCCTCTATTGTATGTATTACTTTCTTTATACCAGAGCTTTTAATAAGCTCGTTGCAGACACAACATGGTTTACTATTCCTGTCTATACCCTGCCGATTAACCCTTGCAACATAAAGAATGGCTCCTCTAGAATTGCTACCTGCTTCACGCAAGGCAACTTCCTCAGCATGTCTGGAGCAATGAACCTTGATAAGTTCTTCTGGAATGTTGTGAGGGTGATTCTTAAATCTATTAAATCCTGTACCAACAACACGACCAGACTTTACAATGATTGCTCCATGCTTTTTGTTTTCTTCAGATTTTTCAGCAAAGTATCTAGCCATGTTGAGAAATGAAACATCTTTGTTTGATAGCATTATGATCTAAAGATCCCTACTTCAATTCCAGCAAGCTCTGCTTCAGCGGTAATTCGTGAAGGCTTGTCATTTTTATTTGCAAAGTGGGCAAAATAAGAAACATAAGATATATTCTCAGATATATAACTTGCTGGCAATTTTTTAAAAATAACTTTGAACCCTTTTTGTTTTAGATAATTCTCTGCAGAGTTACAAAAAGCAGCAGTAAAACTATTAATCTTATGTGGTCCAGCAGACCATACCTCTATAACGTTTTCGTTATTAGGCTGTGAAAGTGCTACACCCATAGCTCTCATGAACACTTCGTAGTCTGTGAAACCTTTAGTTCCCTCAACTGCAATAATCATTTTTATACTTTCTCTAGTCCTGCAATAATTTCCATAATCTCAGACGGTAGCAAATCAGAGTTGAGTTCGTCAACTTTAGATCCACTATCAACGTCTATTGAGGAGTTCCTATATGGTGCTCTCATAAGACTATCTTTTTGTTTCCAATACGCCATCTTATTATATACATAGATGGGTATAATGTCAATAGATTCTTCTATCACCTGTTCAGTATTTTTGCATTTAAAAAGAAAAATACTAAAAAGTATAATCTGTGTGATAGCAATAGGAATCCATATTAAAAACATGGGGGTCATAATTAGCCGTCTTTCATACTGTCAAGGATCATTAACAGTCTATTTAGGTCTCTTTGAGTCAAAGAATGTGCATCTATTGGCTTGGCATTCTCATTATTGATTTGCCCGTTTACAACTTCTGCTTCGTAAAAAATATTATCATGAACCCAATATGCTTTTCTTTCTAATATTGCGACACGAATAGTATTTTTTCTTCTTATTCTATCTAGTTGACTTTTTGGAGAGTTGTCATTGAAAATTGCTTCAAGGTCATGAATCATTGGTTCCATTCCAATGTTCTTGTTCTGGATGGACATAATTCTATTCGACTCTTGCTTTAGAGCCTTTAAGGATGGATTCAGTCGTGATTTGATCGTAAACAAAATCATGCTCAAATTTATTACGTTTATTGCTACTATGCTTAACCATGCTTTGTAGATTACTGTGCTGTCCTTCATCCATTACATCTCCTTTAGTTAGATATATAATATCTTTTTTTTACTCTTTTGTCAAGTATTTTTCAAAAGAGAATGGTGAATCTATCCAAACATGTTTTTTTGATTCTCTATTAGCTATGGCACGAGACCAGGAAAACCCTGCATCTCCACCCCAGGCATCCCACATAATGCGACCATTAGAAGGATTGCTTGTATTATAAAAATCTTTTCCCTTTTTATCAACTTCATGACGAGCAAAGAAAGAGTACATTCGTTTTACTGTTGATAGAGACATTGCCCTACCTGCAACAATATCTGAAGCTCTTCCCCAACCAATAGGGGTTCCAGCACCTGTAGCCTTGCCCTCTTCTTTCCATCTAAGGGCACGCCTTGCTGCTGCTTTCATTCCAGCAGTTGGGCTATAGGTTTCTTCTGCCATGCTCTTCATTCCTGAAAAGATTTAGTGAGATCGGGGCATTTCCTCTTGTATTAACTCTTTTTGCATGAGCTGGCATATTAGAGAAAATTGAAGAAAGATCTTCTGGAACTTCTATTTTTTCTGAGCTATCACTTTCGAGTACTGGAGAGTTGTCAACAATCTCTTCTGTATCCCATGCTGAAATAGCTTCTTTAATAAGATCAATGTTTTCTATTGACTTACCCATAGCTCTAAGGGTTCCTACCTTGTGACCGACTCTAGTGTCTGTTGGCTTGCCATCTCTGTATAGTCTGATTACTGCTGCTGGGGCTTCTGGAGTACCTGTAATTGTAAAGTCTGAGTTTGGAACATTATACTTACCATCTCTAATAATTCTTTCTACCTTACCAGTTGCCCTACCGCCACTTGAGTTCCAGGAAACCATTTGTCCTACACGAACAGAGTCTGCCTTACCCATGTCATCCATGTCGTGGTCCATGTCCATATTATCATTCATATTGTCATCCATGCTGTCATTCATATTATCATCCATTTCTGTATTTACTAGTCCATCTGGAATGGCTGCTAGTCTACACTTTGAGTTTTCTTGTATTTCAAAAGAAAGCAGTTTACATCCTAAAGTACCTTCTGCTTTATCATAATGAAAGGCACAGTTTCCACACTTGACGCCTATATTTGCAACTTCATTTTCATTAGGCAACTCATATCCAACCCACACACCTGAAGATGCCTTATCGAATGGGCCATACTCTTCAGCGATTCTAATCAAAGAGTTATAAAAAGCTTTCTCTTGTGGAACAAGAAGATTAAAAAGATCTTCAGGATTCATATGTTCAGCTTTATTTACCATTTCGTAATCAGTAAATCTTTTTTTCTTTTTTGGCTTTATTGCTTGAGGATATTTATTTGGAGTAACTTCATTTGTAATTACTGCCTTGTCAGATTCGGAAGCATACAAAGCTGCCATTTGGTCTTGTGCTGCTGACTGACTAGAATGACACCCTTCGATCTCAGTAGTTCCTTGTTTTACTACTGCATACCCAGCGCAACCACCATAGTTTTGCTTAATTTCCCAGGGCATTACTTGCTTACCTCAATGCATCCATCTTCACAAATGGTTACATTACCCTCCCAATTGTCCTTGACAAATCTTTCAAACTTTCTGCGCTCTAGCCCACGATTACTATTTATCTTAACGCAAACTGAGTTATTTTCTGGATGGGTGCCGCAAACTTCCATTCCTTCATAGTCTCTTAACTTATCAATGTTGAGAACCATATCTTCATTAGTTACTTTTGCAAAATTATTCTTAAAAATTTTATTAAACATGAGATTATTATACCACCAGAGCGTGGGGTTTTGATTCATTTACACTTAATGGGGAAACTTTAATAGCTTCTGAATGTATATGTAAGGATGATAGATTATCTACCCCCGAATAAGAACACCCGCTACCCAAGCCTCCCCTGACCTGATCAATAATTGCATTGACAGATCCCTTGTATGTAATCGTTGTAGAAACACCTTCTGTAACAGAAGACTTTCCTATAAAATCAATTTGAGCTTTATCAGAGGCCATTCCCCTAAAGTGCTTAACAGTTGTTCCATTTGACTCAAATACTTCTCCTGGTGATTCGTCTGTTCCAGCAAGCATTGATCCCAGCATGACTGCATCTGCTCCCAAAGCAAAAGCTTTTACCATGTCTCCACTGTTTCTAATTCCACCATCAGCAACAATTGAACACTGATATTCGTTTTGCAATGCTACTTCAGATATTGAATGAGCAGTAGGAACTCCATGACCACTTACTATCCTTGTTGTACATACGCTTCCACCACCTATTCCAACACGAATAGAGTCTGCTCCAACCTCTGCAAGTCTTTTAAATCCGTCGTAAGTAGCAACATTGCCTGCCATAATATGTGCATCTGGCAGGGCTAATGAAAGTTCTTTAACTGCATTAATTGCATTGTCACTGTGACCATTAGCGGTATCAACTAAAAATATTCTTACACCTATCTTGTATAAGCTGTCTGCCTGTGATAGAAAGCCATTGTTAGATGCAATGGCTACTCCAAAATTATATTTGTCTTCAATAAGGTCTTGAGACTTTGCTACTTGTTCTTCATAACTCATATACCTATGAAGTATTCCCAATCCACCCCTGTCAGACATAGCCTTACACATCTCTACATCGCAGACTGTATCCATTGGTGATGCAATTACTGGTGTATAAAGACTAATTTCTTTTGCCCCATAACCAATTGACATTGTTAATCTTACGTCGTGCCTTGACTTTACTGAGCTGTGTTGTGGCACCAAAAGGATGTCATCAAAACAAAGTGATTCTTTCATTATTCTCCTATAGTAATTTGAAGCCTCTTAGATATTCTTCTATCTCTTCTGTCATTTTAGGTTTAGCTTGTTCCTCTACCAGATCTCTATTTCTATCTGCTTTAAAGGAAGACCATGTGTGAATCTCTACATCTCCAATAGTTTCTCTTCTTGTCTTGCTGATTGCATTGTATACTGAACCACACATGGCATCAGCTAAGTCCTTAGACTTCTTTCTTGGGTGATCAACTCTATTGTTTGGCATGATTCTTAATTCTAATAACTCATCTAGTAAGATATCGATATGTGGCGCAGCAACTCTTTCTTCATAAAAAAGCATTGCCAAGTCTTCATAATGTTTTTTTGCAACAGATAAAGTTTCTGTATTTATGCTGACCTGTTTTAACTCTTGTTGAATATCAAATGATTGCCAGCGGTCAAAGGTGACCATACCTAAATTAAATCCATTTCTTTTAAGATTAATAATCCAGTTCTTTACCTCTGAAAGATCTACTGGACCTTCTCTTTTTGGTTCCCACCAAGCTATAGCATCCACCACAACGAATGGAACTACCTGTGTGTAGTCATTGAACGACTGGACTTCTACCCATCTTTCAACATGACTGATTGCAACCGCACACTTATCATGCTTCTGTGCAAGGTCTGCATGGACATAGTAAATGGTATCTGGATTGGGTTTAAAGTTTAAATCAAATCTTCTATTTTGATCTAAAGGATTACGAATAGACAATGATCTTTCTATCTTCTCTCTAGACTTAAAAAAAGAATCTGTACTGTTTCCTGGCATACATGCAAATCGCATTAGGGCATCAGACGGTTCCTTATAGAAGGCAATCTTAAAGTCTTCAATATTTCTTGTGGGATTTATTTCCCATGTGGGTCTCTTTAATGCAAACACCCGTGGGTATTTATAGGAAATTATATTATCTTCTTCCCACTCAATTTCAAAGGTATTTCCTGGAGAGTCCTCTGGTAAGTCTTCATTAAGAATAAACTTATGGCTTCTTATAATAGTTTCTTTTTCTGCAATAGCATCTTCATATGCATTGCTAATAAAGTCTCCCTTAAATCTAGGAAAGGAAAGAAGAACAACTTTTCCGTAGTCAGGGAATCGTGAATCAACTGAACCACGAAAAGCTTTGTAAATGTTGTCAGCGGTTTTTGCTTGATCATTTGATGCCGCCGCTGACTGCATAGCGAATCCTGAAATCTCGTCAAGGATAGCCATGAACAGGTTCAAACCTTCGTGAGACTCTCGTTCTGAATGTCCTGAGTAAACAGTGATAGATTTATCAAACTTAATTGAACCAACTTTTGTATCAAATTTTCCTGCAAACCAGGGAGAGTTTGCAATCTTCTTTACAAAGTTATCAAAGAATACATTCTTTGCTTGCTCAGCATTGATAGCAATGTTAATAAGGTCAATAGAGTCATCTGGTGGCTTGCCATAATACATGGCAGGATCTTTAAGAGATAGCAATTTATAAACTACATAGGCTACCCCCACAGTTGCTGTGTGATCTTTTCCGCTACCCTTACCTAGTTGCTGAATAATCTCAGTCTTAGTATACTTTTTATACTGCTCAGTTCCCTCTTCAAAGCCCATCATCTTTATCAAATCTTCTTTGCGATAGATCTGACTCATGCATTCAACAAGTGTGTACTGATACTCTGACAGTGGTGGTAGTCCAAGGAACTGTGGATTAGTAACAAAAGTTTTAACGTCTACTGGTTCTTCATCAAAGAGGTCATCATCTAACGCATCCATGAAGTCAGAAAAATCAATTGTCAAGGATAACTACCTCACTAGATTTTGATGCCTCTGATAGTCTTGACATAATTTCATTACGAATCTCTGGGTGGTTCTGTGCAACTTCTTTAAGAATGTTAATAAGAATCTCATGCTTACGTTCCATGGTGGCAAGCTCTTCTGCGATTTCTTTGTTATCAAGCAGTCCTGCTCTTTGCAGCATATCAATACGCTTTGCCTCAATGTCAGTGATTAGTTTAATTGCGGTGGTCTTAGCACCCAAGTTAGATGTTTGATCTGCAGAGTCAATAACTTCATACGCCTTACGAATAAGGCTTGAGTAATGCTGATCTGCTCCTGCCAAAGCTTCTCTTGCCCTAGCATGGATAGCCTCATTGCTACTAGCCATTTGTCGCCAGTCATTAAGCAATGCATTGACACGGGTTCTTGGAATATCTAATTCCATAGAAATCTGTGCGGTGTCAAGACCTTTTAAATATTCTGTTGCAACAGCGTTTACTTCATCAAGGTGTTTGATTAGGTCGTTTGACACGCTGGCCTCTCTTCTTTGGAATATGCTTTACGCGGTCAGGGTAAAAAGATCTAAAGGCACAGCTTATGCCTCTTTCTAATTCAATACAATCTACCCAAGAGATTCCATTCTTTGGGTTAGTGACATAGTTGAGAAACTTAAACTTAACTCCCCAAATACCCTTGACTTTAATCAAATCGCCTTTTGTTATTTCTTTGCCTTCACTTGTCACAAAAGAGTCTTCTCTGTTAAACGGATCGCTGATTTCAACTTTCTTCCGTCTTCCCATTGTCTCTCCTAAGCCTAGTATCTTTACTGTCCACTAATTTTAGCACGAGATAGCCTACCAAGTCAAGGATATCATTATCTCCTGCATAAGAAGAACCATTCTTTATTCTATTAAGCTTATCATCGATACGAACATCTATCTGATCACCTGGAGGAATCTTTGCAAAAATTTGTATTGGATTTAGGGCTGAGTTTCCATAGGCAATATTCTTTTTAAGTAGCAGGTTTGCAACTTCTACACACTGAAGAAGAAGCTCTGGCCCTGCTGGAGCCTGCTTACTTAACTCAATAAGCTCTCTCATCAAGCCTATCCATTTTTCATCTTCAATCATCTTCTACCTTTTCTTCCCATTTTTAATCCGAATTTATTTAGATAAAGATACACTGTCTGTACTGTGCATCCACATTCTTTTGCAATCTCTTCTGGACTCTTTTTGTCCTGAACATATCTTTTATGAAGCCAACTTTTGCTTTTATAAAGGTCATACTTAGGCATTGTATAGCATGTTCCATCTGTCGGACACATACCATCCCACACCAATTGCATCAGCAACATCGTCATCCGTAATCTTCACCTTAAAGTTTTTGTTTACAGAGTCGATAGTTCTTTGCTTTCTTGTCTTTCTTTCTTCGCCTTTATACCAAGACTTTGACTTGCCTGGATTCTTTCTAACTATCTCCTGCTTTTCTGATATTGATAAAAGCTTTGTTCCTATATAATTTTGCCATTGCATAGGAGTGATAGTCTTAATGTTTTTAATCCCCGCTACTTGTGCTGCTCCAAGGATCGCTCCCTGCACAAGAGACAGTTGCATTGCCGTCTTTGGGCTATTGCTATAAATAGCAGACTCAATGACAAGCGCATCTGCATTAACCATCTTAAAAAGCTGTATCGCTTTTTTACAGGCATCCCCTGATTTATAGAGAGCATCTGTACCATTAAATCTAATCTTGCCATACTTAACCAACTTTCCGTTTGTAAAATAAGAAAAGGCAAGAGAGTTTGTTGATGCATCCACAGCAATGATTGTTTGTGGTTTTATGTTGTCTTCAAGAGCCTGTCTAATTTTGTTCGTAGTCAAAGTAATTCTTTAGCTCCCTCATAAAAATTTTCATTTTTGATTGGTGTACCAAGCAGTTGTCACAGATGCCTGAATCATTGTAAATGCTTAGGAGGGTATTACACCCTCCTCCACACTTCTTTTCTTTTCCCTTGCGATTTTTTCTTTTTTGAAGATGATATCTTTCTAGGATCTTTTCCTTGCTTGCTTCCTGCCTGCATTCAGAGTTGCAATAAATTTGTTTTGTTGTGTTTGGCGAGAACTGTTTATCGCACCACTTGCAGTAAAGCATTTTAGAAGAGTCCTTTCTCATCCTTTCGACGCGCTATCTTGATATCTCCGACAGGTGCATCCTTACACGCCTGCTGTATGGGACAGTTTTGACATATTTTTATGTCATTGCTTCTAAAGGGAACCTCTGGAAGCTTTCTGTCTTTCCATGCAGCATGAACATCTCTCATCCAATCAAACAGATAATCAACAAAATCTACATGATTTTGAGTAATGTTCACTGGTACTGCTAGTAGTTCATGAGTATTTTTATTCTCATATAATATTATACCGTTTTTCTTCTTATAGATTTTCATATAAATTAGAAGCTGCACGATATGATATGTACTAGCCTTCTTAGATCTCTTATGCCTATCAAAAGAATCATGGTTGGTTGTCTTAATTTCCACCACATACTCTGTATTATTCCAATTGATAAAACTATCTGTGTAACCAAAGATAGGTGGGTCCTCATTAATTGTCTTTCTTTCGTTATCAATTAAGATACCAGAATCTTCTAATGCTTTTTGAATACGAGCGTGCCTATCTGAACCACTATCCATGTTAGTGATAACCTTGCCACTCTTGTACTCATAAAATTCTGCACCATCAAATGCTAGATACCAATACCTTGGGCATACGCCATGATTCCACACCAATGTTGATGGAGCGAAAGTTTTCTTCTGCATGTGCTTTGGAACATTGTCTTTACGATAGCCTTCTTCTATGGCCTCAACAAGTCCAGAAAGGGGGCCAGAGTCCTGGAACTCTGACTCGTCTTGCATCTCTGTTTGCCACGCAGTTTCTAACTCTTCAAACTTTTCCACATCCTTTAGCACACTCTTGCTCTTTTTTAGAATCTTACTTACAATTGTTTTAGCCATGTCACACCTTCACTAGATATTTTAGAGATGCAACAATCTTATCAAGTTCTGCTGCAGTTGTGTAATAGATATTTTTCTTTGCTGTATTTCCTTTTTCTACGTTAGTCATCCACCTGGCTTGCAAAGCTAGTTTTGCTGCAATTGCTTGCATACGAACAATTTCTACAGATGCAACGGCAAGGGGAATGTCTGGCTTTAGAATTAGCTTGGTTATAAACTCTAGTGCTTTAGTAAGTTCTTCATCTTCCATGAACTCTGCAATATTATATAAATCATTAATCTCTTGTAGCGTACTCTTATCCGTCACTTTTCTCTCTTATCTCTCGTAGTTCTTCGAATTCATTCCACTCAATTATAGCAAGTCTTGTCTTGTGTGTGTCTCCAAGAACAATCATGAGGACTGGTGACTTTTCTGGATCTGTCTTTAATGTGTCTGTACATATCTTTGCCCATACATCACGATTTATAGAAAATGATTTAGAGTATTCCTTTACATCAACTATGTACCTGTCAAGGCTTCCGTCAGCTTTTTGTATCTTTCCCCTACCAGAGTTCTTGTGTGGGGTCGCACCTATTCTTCTAAGTTCAGCACGCTCGCTCATTAGTAACCCCTGTCTCTTTTTATGTTGACGGTAGAGACAGTATCACAGTCTTTACACTTCCATGTAATATCAAGAACGGCTGGGTAGAATCTTGCTGTTGATATTTTTTGCTGACAACTTTGACAAGAAAATTCTCCATGCATCACTTCATACTTAGAGTAGCTTGACAAGTTCTTCTGCTTTCTCTGGGTTCTCCCTAAGCCACTCAATCACCTTTGCACGCCCCTGGAACCTCTCTCCAAGGACGGTATACCATGCTCCACCCTTTTCAACCTTACCAAGTTGCTCTGCAACGTCTAGGACTTCTGCAATATTGTCCACGCCAATATTATCGCCGTCAAAGTAGAAATCATACTGACCGCTGATAAAAGCGGGTCCAGTCTTATTGAAGTCCACATTCCATGTAACACTTCTTCCAATTTTCTTTTCAATTAATTTATCTCCTGTTGCTATCTTGTCTTTGATTGCTTGGTTTTCTGATTCACTAGACCAAAGTTTTACAATGGTGCTAGAGAAAAACTTAACAGCGTGACCACCAGTTGGAGCGTGGCTGACATACATAGCCCCAATTTGATTTCTTTGTTGAGATATAAGAATCAAAAGGGTTTGCTTTGTCTGGTTGTTTGCATAGTTAAGCATCTTCACGGCATTAGTCATGTCTCGTGCTTCTGCACCAATTTGCTTTGTGTTCTCAAGTTGCTTTAGTTCTGAGCTATCCTTTTCAAAGTAGATTGCTGGAAGAAGGGCAGAGATAGAATCTACAACAATTATGTCTGCTCCTGCTGACATAAGCTGTGTAGCAACATCTACCATATCATTGACAGTTCTGGCCTGAGAGTAGATTAATTTCTCTGGATCTGCCCCCAGCTTCTTTGCCCAGTCTGGATCAAACGATTGTTCTGCATCTATCCAAGCACAGATCTTTCCTTCTTTCTGAGCCTCACCAATCATCTGTAAACAAAAGGATGATTTTCCTGCTGACTTGTTTCCCCAGATAAGTATTTGACGACCATATGCAAGACCACCTTTTAGTGCATTGTTTAGTCCAATGCTTGGAGTCTTTTGCTTATGTACTTCAATTCCTGATGCTGATGTAATTTTCTTTCTAAGCTTTGGATCTAACTGAGAAAGAACTGATTCCATATTAATAGTATCTGACATTATGCCAGTACCCCATGCATTCTTTCTCTTTCTGTATTATATTTTACTTTTTCAACTAAAGACTCTTCGATGGATTTGTTAGTATAACCATCACGAACAAGTCCAGCCCATAAATCTAGGGTACGAATTATAATGTCTGACAACTCTTTGACTACACTATCGCCACCCTCCTCTTTACGCATTGCTTCTAAGACCTCTGTGGCCTCTGAATGAATCATTGCAATCTGCTTCATATAAAAGATCAGACCGTTATTTGCTTCCCAGAAGCCTTTGTCAATAGCATTGCTATGAATCTCAAATGCTAACTCATCTATACCGTATGTCATTTACTTATCTCCTTTACTGTTATCGTTCCATCTTTAAGTTCGTTCATTAAAAGCTTTTGAATACTTCCTGGTTCGCATTTCATGTAGGCTTCAGCAAACATAGTCGGAAAGACAACGACAGGAATTAGATTACGATCATAATCTGCAAGAACCATATGAGCCATTCTCTTTCCTGCTTTTGTTACTCTAGGGTTAAAAGATAGCACAAAATACTCATTTTGTCCATATGGCAAGGTCTTGTAGTTTAAGAACTTTGTCAATGGTGACTTTACTTTATCAGCATCTTCTACCTGTAAAAAATCTGCTATTCGATTACTTGCTGAAAGAATTATGTATGTCTTTCCTACTTCTATTTTGCTATCTTCTTCATCAAAGATTCCTACCATACCCGTCTTGTCCATAAACTCTACACGACACCACCCCTTGCCACGCTTTATCTTTTTAGCCATTCCCATAACAATATGACTCTTGGACTCATCATAGTCTTCAGTGTTGTCAATATATGCATAGTAATGGGAGGGAATGTTCATAGAGAACTCTGGAAGGTTTAAGTATTCGTAGAGGTTATCCCTAACAGTATCCTCATTTCGTGGATGATCTGGAAAGGTTAGTGCTCCAATTGCATCCAAAGCTTCTATTGCCCTTGAGTTTATTCCGCTACCCTTTTTAAAAGCAATATCTCTTACTTCTTGGTAGGAGTTAAATGGCCTATTAGCCATAATCTTTGAAGCAACTCCATCAGATATCCACTTGATTGCTGACAAACCAAACCTAATACCTTTGCCTTCTATCTTAAAGTCTATATCAGATTCATTAATGTGAGGAAGCTTTAAGCTAATATTCATACGCTTTGCCTCAATAAGATACTCTGTTCTAGCATCCTTATCCTTCTCATTCTTAAGAATTGCAAACATAAACTCTGTAGGATAATAAAACTTTAGCCACGCTGTCCAATAGGAAAGCATTGAATAGGCTACGGCGTGAGACTTGTTAAAAGAATATCCTGCGTGAGCCTCAAAGTCATGCCATAGATTTTGTGCTTGGAATGGACTTATATATGCTGATGCATTAGAGACAAACTTATCTTTAAACTGATCAAACTCTGTTGCATCCTTTTTCTTTCCAATAATCTTTCGAACCTTGTCTGCTTCTACCATTGTCATTCCACCAAGAGTTGTGCAAGCCTGCATGACCTGCTCCTGATAAAGAACGCAGCCATATGTATCTTTAAGGTGTTGATTCATTAGTGGATGAATATATTCTATGGTATTCTTTCCATGCTTGCGAGCCATATACTCTTTACCAATGGTATTCATTGCACCTGGCCTAACCAGTGCGTTTGATGCTACTAACTCCTCAAATGTTCTGACACCCATCTTAACAATAAGATTTGTATATGGCGTTGCCTCACATTGAAAGACTCCCTTTGTGTGACCATCTGAAAGCATTTGATAAACATGCTTATCCTTCATGTCAAGTTCTTTTAGATTTATATCTAATCCATAACGAGACTTGATACTGTTTAGCGTATCATTGATTACTGTTAGTGTCTTTAGACCAAGTGCATCAATTTTAATTAGACCGATATCGGCTGCCTCTTCCATGTCAATTCCAACAACAGGGATGCGCTCCTTAGTGGAAGGGCTTATTCTAGTTTCAAGTGGAGCGTAATTAAAAATTGGTTCCTTGGCTGTAACGATTCCAGCAGCATGAATGCCTGTTCCACGAATTCGACCTCTTAGTTGTTCGCCATACTTTTCAACCTCTGGGTACTTATCACGGAACCACTTAGTTGATGATGATCGACAGTAGTCTTCCCATGTATCAACAAGCTTAAGTACTTTATTAACATCTGGAAGAGGAACGTTAAGGATACGAGAAACGTCACGAACTACACCCTTGTCCTTAAACTGCAAGAATGTTGCAATAGATGCGACATGCTTATATTCCTTCTCAAGGTACTCTTTTACCTCGTCACGCCGTGAATCCTGAATGTCTGTGTCAATATCTGGAAAGTCATTTCTATCTGGGTTAATGAATCGGAAGAACAGTAGGCCGTGTTCAATTGGATCAACCTCTGTAATTTCAAGAGCATAGCAGACAAGAGATCCTGCTGCAGAACCACGACCTGGACCAATGAGAATACCCTGACTCTTTGCCCACGCAATCATATTGTGAACCACAAGGAAGTATGGAGCAAAGTCTTTATCTTGAATAACTTCTAACTCTTCTTTGATACGATCAAGGTATTCTTCTTTTTTGTCTAAGCCTCTAAGCTTTAGACCAGCCATTACTAGGCTACGCAATTCTTTTTGAGGATGATCTACCTTTATTGGTAGAAGGTTTAGGTTGCTTTTAATTTCATATTCTTCTACCTTGTCTGCAATCTCAAGGGTATTGGTATAGATACTTTCATCTGTGACACCCTCTGCATCCATAGCACTCTTCATTTCATCATAAGAAAGAAGGTGGATATCAAATGATCTAAAGCTCATCATTCTATCTGCACCATATAGATAGTCAAGTCTTTCCATCATGTCTTTGTATGATGTTGACTTCTCATATGAAACGTCTTTTTGAAGCTTTGCATGTGTATTAAGAGCCAGCATCATCTCTTGCACTACCTTCTGATCTGGTGTGCAATGATGACAGTCTGGAGTAGTTATGCACTTTGCTCCTGCTTCTTGAGCAAGATTATAAAGCTCCATATTCATGCCAGCAACATTGTGTGGCATAAGTTCTACATAAAAATCATCTTCAAATCTATCTTTAAACCATTTAATGTGTTGCTTTGCTACTGCATACTCGTCTAACTCAATAGCTTTATTGATGAGACCAGACATGCAGGCAGTGGATACTATAAGACCTTCGCCATACTTATCAAGAACTTCAAAGTCTATGCGTGGTTTCCTATAGAATCCCTCTGTCCAGCCTATCTCGTTCAGCTTGTTCAAGTTCTGTAAACCAATTTGATTCTTGGCAAGGATTACAATATGATTATAGATAAGGTCAAGGGGGTTTTCCCTTTCATTCTTATCTCGTTTATCAAATCTATCAGCGGTAATATAACCTTCGATACCAAGGATTGGCTTTATACCCTGCTCTTTTGCAGCACGATACATAGGTCTGTGACCAGACAGCACCCCATGGTCTGTAATTGCAATGGCAGGCATCTCTAGAGTTTTTGCACGAAATGCATACTCCTCTGGAGTTGATACACCATCCATTAGACTAAAATGGGAATGAACATGAAGCGGAACGTAATTCAAGTTATTACCAATCCACACTAGTAGATGTAGTGGGATCGTCAAAACCTAAATAAAATGACTCTTGATCGGCGTAAGGAACCTTTCTAATCGCAGATTCCAATGGTAGTACTTCGTGGCCCGACCAGTCAAACTCTTCCGTATCTGTTGCTCCTGGAATAAGAATATAGTTTGTCTCTGTTCCTTTTCCATTTCTTTTTAGCTTCCATACCATATTCGTAATGCCTTCTGATTCCATAGCATATTCACGAACAGTACTAAATGTTGCAGACTTTGCAACACCCATGCTCCATACGGCTACATATGGATCTTCCATTCCGTCATCAACTAAAACATTGATGTAGAATCTTAGACGACCAGCCCAGCCAGCCTTGGGGTCTTTACGGTGCATCTCTTCTGCCCAGTCACGACCTTCTGAATCCATAGTATCTAGAGCCTTACGGCGATAGTCCTTTGGATTTGTGTGCTCTTTGACTACAATGGCTAGGCCATTCTTTTCGTTGTAGTGCTTAGAGTCTTCATCAAGTTCATTAACAAACCTGATCTTTACGCTCTGACCATCTTCTAGCTTTAGCCAGCGTACTCGTGGTCCTGATGCTGAATTTCCACGAGGCTTGTCTAGTGCCTCATTAATGTCTTTGAGACCTTTAATTATACTCACTTTTATTCTCCTTATATAGTAGTTGCTACTGTAAAATGTAGCTTATTTCATCGTCAAACTCTGAGACAAACTCTGATATTCTTTTATCATCCATGTCAGAAACATCTTTAACATCAGATGGTAGGTTTCCTATCACAAGTGAATGACCAAGGGATGACTTCATCTTTTCCTGCATACCCTTGCCAGCCTCATCATTGTCGGATATTAGTATTATACTATTAAAATACTTTTTAAGCAACTCTTTCTGTCGCTTATTTACAGATGCCCCTAATGTGGCAACCGCATGAGCACCTACCTGCTCAAGTCTTATTGCATCAAATGATGACTCAACTACAAAAACTTTATCATATCTCTTAGCTCTTGATATGTTAAACATTGTCTTACTTCTTGGAAGTCCTGGACTATTCTTAAAATCTTTTCCTTCAATTGACCTAGCAACAAAGCCGACTAGCATTCCATCTGGAGCCTGTATTGGAATGGTTATCATATCTTGCTTTTCAGAGTAGCCAATGAGGTACTTCTCTACGCTTGCCTTCTGTATTCCCCTACCCTTTAAATATCCTGCAGCCCTTGAAGAAGACAATGCATTTTTGTTTAAAGCACCTATTAGTTCACTGTTGAATTCAATAAACTCATCTTCTTTGTCAAGTATCTTTGACAGGTCATCAAGGATGTTTGACTCTTGCTGCTTTGAATGTATCATTCTTGCTGCCTCAAAAAAACTTCTTTTTGTTGCAAACATTACGAACTCTGTTAGGGATTTAGATTCTTGACAGCCAAAGCAGTAAAACTGACCAGTCTCTTTAGAAACTTCTGCTGCTGGTGTTCTATAATTATTATGGTAGGGACAGTAAATGATAAAGTCAGTCTCTACTTCATACTCTACATTTACTCCACTGGACAGGAGGACTCTTTTGACTTGCTCTTCTGAGTAGGTCGTAAAATCGCTTTGTTTTTGTCTATCCCTGATAAGCATTGAGCTTTCCTCTTTCCAACGAATACTCCATAAACTGATAGGATGAATTTAAAACTTTTGCCAGTATACTCTACTGAAAAGTCTGGGTCAACATCATATCTAATGACATAACCTTTGTTTTGCATTATAACTTTTAAAAGATCTATGTACTGCTCTTTAATTCTTGGAATGGTGGCTTCATCATATATCTCTCCGTCTATCTCAAATCTTTTAATATTCTTATGTAGAAACACCATACACTAATTATACTATTTTAATTTATTAAAGATCTTCCATATCCTTGTATAAGAATCTTCCACTATCAAAGTCAATTTGAACTAAAAACTCTCCTAAGTACCCGTGGCGATTCTTTCTAAATACGCACTCAAGAATATCTGAGGAGGGTTGGCGACCAAGGGCAAGAACCCAGTCAGCATCATATGCTAGTTGCTTAGACCATGCTACTTGACCAAGTGCAGGAACAGTATTCATGTTTGTGGCATCATCTGGTGTAGCAGAAGCAATTGCAACAATAGGAACCTGCTCACTAATAGCAAGAATCTTTAACTCACGACTAATGTTTTTAATTTTAACAGTTTCGTTATCAGTTGGACTATTTGATTGCATAAGCTGAATGTAGTCTACAAATACAATGTCTGGAGAGTACTGATCAATCTTTCCTCTCAGTACTGCTGGACTTACTTCTCCAAGACCATCATTAGAAACAATCTGGAAAGAAGGCATGTTCTTTAGGTATGTACTTCCCCACCGCTCAAACTCTTCAATATCAACATCTCCAGCACTCATCTTTCGATGAGAGAACCTTCCATCTGCCATGATAGTGTAGACACGATTACGAACTTCGCTCTCCGTCATTTCTAGAGAAACTACAAGTGGCTTCTTTCCGTTCTTCCATGCCTGAACAGCCATGAACAATGCTAACCAAGACTTACCAATTGCTGGGTATGCAAGAAGAATACCAAACTGACCTGGCATAATCCCTGCTGGAAGATAGTTGTCAAAGCCAGCAAGACCTGTCTTGATTCCATGAGACCCTAGCCTTGCCATTTCCTCTATGTGCTTAAAGTATTCAATAGCACCTTCAAGATCAACTGCATCAATGTCACGAATTTCAGCAGTAGTTCTTTTTAGCTCTGATGTTTTTGATATAAGTTTATCCAGAGCATCCACTGGCTTGTTATCATTAAGCAATGCTGCACTAGACTTAAGAATATCTTTAAGAGAGAAATCAAGAACACTTGACCTTAACTCATCAAGGTGATGCTTAGTTGCCCCCACCTCTGCAATAGGCTCAAAGTCTCTAAACTTTTCTACTACCAAAGACACTGGTGGCAGCGTGGTGTTTTGTTCAGCATAGTCACGAACAAAGTGCCAGATATCTTTATGCGTTCTAAACAAAGAGTCTGGGTTTGCTTGTAACAGAACATGAATCTGCTTGTCATTAAGTACAGCAGACAGTACCTTTGCCTCTAAGTCTTGCATCAACCCTCCAACCATTTTTTTGCGCCAGCCCTAAGCTTTTTACGCAATTCCCGATCTTCACTGTCTTGTCGTCTAGATTGTATTACTTTTTCAGAGTTATAAGAAAACCATGTCCAATCTGGACTTGCAGATACAGAAAAATAATACTCTATTGCTTCTACGCATTGATCATATCCATATGAATCGATCATTGCATCGGCAGCCCATTGCTGAGAAAAAAGATTAATATCTTGATTCTTGCCTGACTCCTGAAGCTTTTTCTTGAACTTATCCATAAGTGCAAAACGCAGCTTCTTGTCAGCCATTATGACTCGTCAAGTTCCTTCTTGGCATCAGATACTTTCTGAATGACCTGAGCCTCAACAAAATTATATACCCTGTCCATGGCTGCTTCTTTTTCTTCACCTTCACGAACAAAGTCTGTACATCCAAGATCTACACGCAAACTCTGAAAGTTTCCAAGGTTTAGTGTGTACCCAAGGTTAACCGTAACGCTTGTGTTATTTGACATATTTACTCCTAATAGGTATCTTCCTGCCATACAGGAATGAATCGACCATCTTTTGTTTTTGCATAAAGCATTAGTGCATCACCCATCTTACCACGCAGCTCTTGCTCTGTCAATACATGATTGTTTGTTATCTTTCCATCTTTTCTTGGTCTTCCTCTATGCAAGGAACCCATGACTCTTCTAATTTCAAAAACATCATCTTCTGAATAGTAAGATTTTTTTGTAAACATTCTCTCACCACCAGGAAGGATGCCCATAGGGGGTCTAATAAGACCTCTATGTATATATCTGTACAATTGCATGTTACTTCTATTTAAAAGCCTTGAGGTGTTTGAAAATGTATAAGCTCTTTTCCGATGTTTCTTAAAATCAGAAAGCAACATTGTCTGCTCTTTTGCTTCGGTTATATTATATAGATAGACGATGTTTGATCCACGGTTTGATGTTATCAGACGCATTAGGTTTTTGTCAAGAAAAAATATAACTGCGCTAGCTTTTATGACCCGTTGATTATTATCGTCCTGGCCTTCTCTGCCTTTTCTAACCATTGAATTGAATTCCCAAACTTAGATGGTGGATGGAACATCTTTCTAAATCCACAATTTATACAAAAAATTTCTAGATGGTCGTGTGAGCTATGAACCCGATCAACAAAAACTTTTCCCCTGCATTTTTTACAACTTAAAGAATTACTCATTTAGAGAAATTATATCACAGGGATTACAATATGGAGAATCCAACAGCGATAAGATTAACAAAGATATCTAAGCTACCACCCGTATTGAAAGTTACCCTAAAAGTACAACTTGATGTTGAGATGTTTTTTAATACAACAACTGCGTCATCTCCAACGCTAGAGGAGGCTCCAGAAACAATTGTAGCTGTTACGACTGGGTTGCCACTAAAAGGAGGGTATGAGACTGTGTAGTCTACAACGTCCCCATCTGTCTTGTTTGTACTAGAAAAAACATTGACAGTCTTAGCAAAAATTTTTATATCTGCTGTTTTTGTGTTTAGGTCATTGACAGTAGAAAAGGCTGAACTTCTATCCCCTACTAAAGTAGTAAGCTGATTAACTTGTCCAGCTATCTGAGATATATAATCTACATCTAATGGCTGACCTCTATTTGGTGTTGCTAATATTCCCACAAAATCTCCTCGTTAAATTATATCATGGAACAAAAACAATGTTGTCAGTAGCAAACAAAACAGATCCACTTACCTTTTCTACAACATTTGGATACCCGCCAATTTCTGGAGGTTTTATAAAATTAATATTTGATCCAGGGGTATAAACGCTAAAATTAGAAGAACTATCTATTCTTGATACCTTTTTTATTCCTGAAAATAAAGAGTAGTCAATTTCTGATCCGTAAGTAATTTGATTGTTAAAACTTATATTAACATAATCTCCAACAGATAGGGAGTGTGATCTTGCTAAAAAGTATTGGAGGTAGTTGCTAGTTCTGCTTACGCCATCTATATTAATTGGTGTATTTGAAACAATAGGGTACTCTGGAAGTTTTACCATTAATTGCAATCCATAATAGGAGAGGCTATTAAATGACACAAGATCCATAGGTTTTTTTGCTATGGTTAAAGAGTTAGTGCTTTTTCTTCCTAGATATTGAATTGCATCATAAGAATATAATGTTGCAAAAGTTCCTTCTGTTATAGTTTTTAAAATATATCTAACATAAACATCAAAGTTTTGATTGATGTCGGAACTATACCAAAAGGCATCTACCCTATTATTTCCTTCTGAATAAGCATTATAAGATGCTGAAGCAGAAGAAAAGTTTATCTGCTCTAGTGCTCTCTTAACCTCACCAATTACTGACCAATCAGAGTATAAGTTTTTATTTCTATTTAAAACCCTATATCTTAGTTTGTTGGTTAAGTCTGTAGAAAGGTCTGGTAAATCAGATTTTGCAATAACAACCTTTGGCATTAGACAATGTTCACCCCGAACCTATATTCTATATACCCCTGAGAGTTTTCTGTTTTCTCAATTGGTTGAGCAGCGTCATAAGAATTTTTTAATTTTGAATAAGCAACCATGCCATACAGTGGATTCTCTGTGTTTTCATTGTCTAATCTTATTCCATCAAAAGCTACATAAGATCCGTCGTAGTTGGAAGCACTGTTTAGTGTCTGAGCATAAATTTTTAATCCGTCAACACGAGCCCAACTAAAATCTGCTCCTGTACTAAAGTCTTTAATTTGTTTTGAAATAACAACATATCTTGATGCAGATAGTTCACCAGAGGTTAGGAGCTCTGTTGCTGTTGCAATCTGACCACTTATACTGTCAAGGAAATCAAATCTTAATCTAGTTTTTGCAGGAGGACTTTCTGCATCTATATTTTTAGATAATACGCTTAGCGCAAACTTTATATAATCCTCTGGAGAGTTTTTGCTAGCATTCAATCTTAATGACGTAGTAAAAATATGTTTTTGTACACTAGAGAACTCCATGGAGTCGTTGGAAAAAGTTGTCATATTTCCTGGAACAACTAGGCATCTATCATAAAGTCTGGAGTTTTCATATCTAGTTTTTCTTTCATAAAAAGTAAAAGCTTCATTGTTAGAATTAATGAATAATGCATAAGCAGCAGAACCCGTTACTGGATCTAGGAATGTTGCAGAGCTAACGTTTCCAGATGTATCTGCAATGCTATCTGTTACAAGACTTATTGCGTTATCACTTTCTACTAATGATGCAGAAATATTTTTATAAACCCAACCTTCTGTTGTTAAGAAACCAGAAATAATTCTGCTATCGTAGTTAAGGGCTAAGCTATTGTTTGAGGATGGATATAGGGCAATCTCAGTCATTTGATATCTTTGGTCTGATGGTAGTTGACCTTTAAAAACAATTCTTTCTCTATCGTATGATGCTGTTCCTGTGTCAGAAGCACTAGCACTCCAGCTTGCTGGGGTAGCCGATGCAGAAGTAAATGTTTGAGAATAGGTTATTTGATTTGATGTTGTAGTATCAACTACATAAATGCCTTCTTTAATATCATTTGAAGTATTGGAGAGGCTAAAATCTATGGTTACTGAATCCCCCAACTTCATACCGTGGGGTCCAGCTAAATCAACTGTAACTACGCCATTGGTTTGTTGCCAGGAATCTATGTCAATAACAATGTTGTCACTAACTAGTCCACGAGAAGTCACTGGAATCCTAAAAGCCTCAAAATCCATTGATTGTTTTGTAGTGGATGACTGATCTGTCTCATCTAAATCTAAGGGAGTGGCTCCAACTCCTACTGAAATATAAGCTGCATACTCAGGAGATTGCCCCAAAAGATATTTAGTTATGATATTGTTTCCCTTATTAGTAATCATTTTCCCTCACACTATTAATTTTACCATCTGTTTCAATTTGTAGTTCAACAAATTCTGTTTCTTTTATATTTTCAAATTCAATTACAAGATTGTCTCCATCAAAATAAACGTTTGTCAAAAGGTTGCTTGGTGGAAGCAACTCATTACTTGAATAGAATTTATCTTGGGGTATTTTACTAACTAATTTAATTGAAAACTGATCAAAAATAGATTTGTAAGATGCTTTGTTTATAAGTATAAATGATGGGTCAAAGTCAATTGCTATCTTTTTTAAATTTATTATTGTAGAATATGACAGGTTTATTCCAGAAATAGTGTCGTGCCTAACTAGGTTTATTAAACTTGTTCCTCCAATATCTTGAAAAAGAAATTGTTCTATTTCTGCTACGCTCACAGATTGAGAGCTTATGTTTACAATATCTCTTGATGGAATCTTTATTGCATCTGTCATATTATTTCAACCACCTTAATTGATTGGCCTGGGCCGTCCAAGGATCTTGAATATGATATATCCTGAACGACAAACCTAGTCTCTGGATCAACATATTCTATTTCACCTGGCATCATATAGTCTATTGTAACAATGTCTCCAAGTTGCAAATGGGGCATTGGAAAGGTATTGATAACTATTTCTCTTCTGGGTTCCATAGTCTTCTCTATTAACCATCCCATTAAACTATTTGCATCATCTTCTGATTGAATATACATAGACTCTAAGCTAAACTCTTTTAGCCCGTATCTAGATCTGCTTGCTTTAATTTTATTATATTTTTGCAGACTAATGTTGGGAGAAGTAATTTCGTTACCTTGGTAAGAGGGGTCTGAATAATTAGAAAGTTTGTTAAAGTATTTATCTACAGATAAAACTTGTGTTGTATTCTGAGTAAAAGTTATCCCCAAGATCCTTAAATAATTTCCCGTAGTTTCGTCTAAGACAATTGCCTTGTCTGATGAATTAAATATTAAAAATTCTGATTCATACGCCCCTCCGTAAAATTTAGAAACTGTGTAGCCTCTATCGTTAGAAAATGTTTTAGCAATTTTTGAATAAAAAGAAGGGTAGGCTAGGTCATATTTAATGTTAAAATGGGCACACTCCCTCATGATTGTTCCAAACTCTTCAAAGTAAACTTTGTATTGAGTATTTGTATCTGGACTAATGCCTGTTAGGTATGTCGATTGAACCATTCCAGATATTGCGTATTTTCTAAGAAACTCACTGGTAGATATCCCATTCTCATCAAAGACATTATTGGTTTGAGATATTTGACTATTTGTATTTTTAGCAACAAGGTCATCTAGTGCATACATGTTTTCAAACATACAATGAGAGCTTCCTCTAACGAATAGAGCCATGGATGTGTTGATCGGTAATGGGCTTGTGTCATTAACTATTTGAATAAGTATGTTGTTTATGTATAAATAAAATCTTATTCCTCCCCCACTTAAAGATTCATATTCAATTGATAAGTCATAAACTGTAGACTCTTCAGTAGTAGCGATTCTGTCTTGACCAACAAAAAATCCAGAGTCAACAAGGATGTTTGACAACCCTCCCCAAAGTTTTATAGGGGTAGCTGGAGAATTAGCGGTGTCTCCAACTTTCACATTTTTATTTACTTTGTAAAATATTATATTATGCAGTGTTGAATTTATTTCTTCAGAATCATCTGCCAGAATATAGCTATCTATGTTTGTTTCATTTAGTGATGCAATCTCAAAATAATACCCGCTACCATTAGTTGGGTCTACCATAATACCCATTCCTCCAGAACTTGCATTTACACCAAATGAGCTTGGATTGCTTGGTGATTGCAAAGAAAAATAGTTACTTGATCCATTTGAGATTTGTCCAGAGTTTCTATTGACTTTTCCAATGATCCTCATCCTGGTTCCAAAACTTCTAAAAGAAAAATTAGTAGAGAGGTCCTTGTAAACATAAGAGACAAGATCTCTTGGGCTGGGAACAACTGGGTCTGATGCTGGACCAGTAATGACAAGTGCAGAAGATTGAACTGCCCCAGAGTCTGTTACTAAAAGATTATTTACTTCACCCTCAGCAAAAACTTTTGAAGACATGAAGTTTTTTATTATTCCATTTCTTTTAGACTTTCTAGCAACAGTATTTATTTCTGCTAGCTCAACTCTCTGTGTAGTGCTTATCACTGGATTAACTATGCTTGCCGTAGGCTTGTTAGAAAAAATAAGATCTGAATACATTTTTAAACCGTAGGTATTATCGTTGTCTGACCAATAGGGGTTAAGACCTGCGGAATGAAAAGTTATTTCTGTTCCAAATTGATTTCTTCCATGAACCCTTACATCTCCATTTTTTAATATTGCAGACTCATTTACATTTTCATAGTATGGCTCAGAGTATATTCTTACCCTACCCGTTGGAAACATCTTTCCATTAAAGGCTAGGCTGCCAAAGTACTTCTGATACTCTTGGTTGCTTGATATCCAAACTACTGGTTCAGCGGAAGATGGGACAGAGTATTCAACGGCATCAAATCTAATAATTTCTCCATTGGCGTATAAGTAACCTTGAAATCTTGGAAGCCAGTAAACGCTTTCTCCAAAATCAATAATGTTGTTAACCACTTGACGATTTGCAACATAAGGAGCACTTGCACTAATGGGGTTGTTTAATGCCATGGCTCCCAGGGCGTAGCCACTTGAGACCTTGTTAGCTTCGTTAATAGTCTTGGTTTCATCAGTTGCTGCAACCTCCCACAAAAGAACTGGCTTATACTTATAAACTCTTTCGGAATCTAGTTTTAGCATTGAAGATAGGCTAGAAACTTCTCTTTGAATATATCTGATGGTGTACATGATTTGTCCACTATTGATAATTCTTGTTTGATTATCTGAGATGGATTCAATGTTTGCAATCGTGTCATCGTTACCTAAAAGAATCATGTCGGTTTCTCTATCGGTAGCATCTGGGAATAGAAACTCTTTTGACATAACGATAAAATTATTGTATTCATCAAAGAACATTGCAGTTTGTGTAGCAACAGCCAGTCTTTGTAAGATCTCTGCAACGCTTACATTTGGTTCTACAAAAAAGAACGGAAGAATCGGGTCGTTTGCTGATGTAATATTTCTAAAAGAGTAATTACTAAATCCTATATAATCTAGCATTGTAGATATGGCATAAGTTAGAGTAGTTTCTTGGGTAAGAACACTTGGAGCATTTGTTGTTTCTAATCTAAAAAATAAATCTCTTAGGGGAATAGATATTGTTGAGTCTCCCCCAGATGGTCTTGGAAATTCTTCTGCATAAAAAGTTTTAATGGGAACATATTTATCATACCCGTTTACATTTAAAATTGTTTCGTATATAACAAACTTGGTATTTTGTCTTGCGTATTCAGATACAATACTTCCCGTCAAACCATTAAAGATATTAGCTTCTGTAAAAATGTTATTAAAGTTTGCAATGCTAATTGCTCCATTTGAAACTGAAAGAGATCCTACAGGAAGGCCCATGCTTTGATTTGCAATAGATTTTGTTATGTCAAATGACTCTGTATAATTTGAAAGGTTTACTACTAGTCTGGGAGATATTTCTATAACATCTAATGAAGAATCTGAAGAGTTCATTGTTTTTACAACCACTCTAATCCCCCTTATTTGTTCAAACTCTGTAAAAAAATTCTCTCCATTAACTGTGTAGTAGATTGGATCTGATGGCTCTGTTACTGTTCCATTAGTCTTAACGATAGTTTCTTCATATAAGGACCATCCATAACTAACACTAGAGGTAGTCCATTCTGAACCGTCCCATATTTTTAATACACCTTGTGGGTTTGAGTCATCATCAACAATATATGCATAGCCCACAAGAGATCCCTGGTTGGGAAGCAAGGATGTAGTTGTTCTTCCAAGATAAGTAAATGTTGTAGCAAATCCTAGTGGGACTTTGATTCCATAAAAAATTTCTAAGTGACCATCTTTGGGAATTATTGGAGAGTCGTCTAGTCTTAAAGAGTTTTCATTAAACTCAATTGCATCTACCCAAGAGCTTCCCTTTAGTACTTGTATTTTAAATCTTTGTGGAACTGTAGCGTTTGAGTATGCAAAGAGAGGGTCTTCAATTACTAAGTCCCCTGAAGTTCTCATGCTGCCAAGGTTAACTGATCCTACGTTTGTTTGAATCTTTACAACAATTCTATTTGCATTTACAGGATTCTTATAAACAATAAATGGACAGGCATCATCAATACCATACCCATCTATCCCGATAGCAGCGGGAGTTGAAATTCCTCTCTCTGTTCCATTTTCTGTTCTGTAAGAACTCCAATATTTAAAGTAATCATTACGAGAGGGCATGTAGTATCTTGGCCTATCGCCAGATCTAACATTGTCAATATATGATCCCGCTAAAAATCTTGCTTTATTTATTCCAGACCTTGGTCTAAATGGAAGAAGGCAGTCTCCCAGAGAGTAGTACAAGTCTTTTGTTTTATCTACAACAGAAAAATTTTCATCTTCAGTATCTGAGTACTCTTTGTATGAAAGCTCAGCTTCTGTATAGTAGTCTCCAGTATCAAACTCATCGTATGTAGATATTGCTTCCAGGAACTTTGCTTCTGTCCCAAATGGGCGGTAGCGATAGTTTCCAACTCTAGAAACATTATCTAAATCATTTAAATTAAACTCAGCTAAGATGAGAGAGGATATCTTTAATGAGTGACTATTGGAAAACGCATCTTGTAGGTCTGAGTCCTCAAACATTAAACTTCCTCAAGACTAACAGATATATCCCACATGTCATAATTTGTTCCGCCACGTTTAATTACGTCATGGTCAAATGAGGAAAAGAATACCTGTAAAACTTGATTATATTCTGCTAAATGACCATAGGTATTTTCAGTAAACTCATTGTATTTATCATATGCAAGAAGAATATAAAACGATCCTGTATGATTTTCATACCAATTTACAATGTCTACGCCTCCAGCTCCTAAGTCTGCTGTGAAATCTTCTACATTGTTGGTCAATACGCCAAGATCAGAAAATGTTGCAGATGCGGAAAATGCACGGGAAGGCAAAAGATTCCATGAAAAAGAAAGTCTCTGTTTATCTGCTATGTGATAAGATCTCATAGTTCCATTAATCATTCTTTTTTTGTTCTCTATTCTTTCACAAGATATAGAAATCTCTGATCTATTGTGGTCAGAAAGAATTATAAAGTCTTCAAATTCTGTGCCAACTGGAACAAACTTTCCATTGCTTTTTTCATATGCATCAGCCCAGACAATTGCTTGGGGTCTTGAATAAGCAGATCTTCCAGCCATATATAAACTATTAGCCACGGATGTTATTACTCCTTATACCTTTATTTTCAGTCATTTTAATCTTTTGCATCACGGCGTTTGCTACATCATTTGCATCCATGTCGGAGCCATTTAACGTTACGTTTACATTATAATTATACATTGATCCAGACTTTTCTGTTTTATTAGAAGAATTGAAAGAGTTAGTTTTCATAGTTGGGAAGACTTGACCATTTAGTAATTCTAGTAAAGGTCCATATTGTTCTGCAACTCTTTTTCTTACAACAAATTCCCCTGGGGTGAGCAGAGCTGGAACCTTGTCTGTCATTCCTCTTCCAGGAACGATAGATCCATATGCATATTTTTTAGCTGATCCTCCATACATCATTCCTGGAGCACGTTCTGTAGATCCTTTGTAATTTACCATTCCACCTATAGCATAATTAGAAATAAAACCACCAAAAGCTCTGTTTGCTGCTCTTGCTTTTGCTGCATTTGCTGCTGCTCTTACTGCTGCTGCTGCATCTGCTGCCCTATCTGCTGCTGATGGTCCTGCTACTCTTTTTGCCGCTGCTTCCGCTGCTGCTCTTGCCCTGTCTGCTGCTGCCGCTGCTGCTGCTTTTGCTCTTTGTGCTTCTGCTTCATTTGCTTTTGCTTGCGCTGCTGCTCTCGCTTTTGCTGCATTTGCTGCTGCTTCCGCTGCTGCTCTTGCTGCTGCTGCATCTCTTACTGCTGCTGCTGCATCTGCTGCCCTATCTGCTGCTGATGGTCCTGCTACTCTTTTTGCCGCTGCTTCCGCTGCTGCTCTTGCTGCTGCTGCCAATCTTGCTGCATCTGCCAATCTTTGTGATTGATCTGCTGTTGGTGTTGGTGCTGATGGTGCTGATGGTGTTAATGTTTTTACTGGTGGTATATTAACAGAATTCGATCCCCCTCCACCGCTACCGCCGAGGTACCCGCCACCAGTGGTTAGGGCTGGACCAGCTGGATTTAAAAGCATCCCGCTTTGACCAATAGGGTAAGGGTCGGGTGCTGGCTCTGCTGGTGTTGCTTCTGTCTCCCCAGCATTATCTCCTGGAATAGTTTTGTTTAAACGATCTTGATCCTTTTGGAGATCTTTTAATTTAACTCTAAGATTTTCTAGCGCCTCTGCAGCGTTATTATATTTTGTTGCAAGCCTATCGGCTTCATTATTTATTTGTATTTGCAAGTCATATATTTTATTTTCAGCAGGTAGTATTTTAGTACTTTGAATTATATAAATCTCATCTTGAATTACTCTTTGTCTCATCTGAAGATCTTCAATATCTTTATTAATCTTTTTCTTTTGCTTTTCTATTTCAAGAATTTTATTTTGAATGTTTTGAGTTGCTTTTTCTTTTTGAGACTCAAGAGCAGATCTTGCCTCTTCTCTACTTTGTCTGGCAAGTTCTTGTGACATTCCCAAAGCACCTTGGGCTGCAGCAGCAACGTCACCACGGGAAAGTGCTTGAGCAACATCAAGTTGCCCCTGCTTAAGTTTTGCAATATTTTCTTCTCTGTTATATATTTCATCAAGAGCTTCAATTTGAGCATCATATGCTTCAGAAGTTTTATCAGATAGTTCTTGAAGCTTTTCTATTTGATCGTCAAGGGGTTCAAGTTCTCTTTGCTTAAGTTCAATGTTTCTACCAATTATATCAACTTCTTGTTGTTTTCCTCTAACAATCTTTTCTTGCCCGTCAATAATTTTTTGCTGAGCTTCAACCAGATCTTCAAGAGGTTTAACTATCTCAATCTCTTCAATCTGACGTTGAACATCTTTTATTTCCATAAGGTTGTCGCGTTTTTCTTGTTCAAGTCTGCCTGGATCTCTAGCATATTCTGCTGCTTTTAATTTATTATAAGCATCTGTAAGGAGTTCTACCTTTCCAGTAGCATCCCCTGCTTTTAATCCCGCTGCTGCCAGTGCAGCAGCTAACTCTGGAGTTTTTCCTTCATTAATAAAACCTAGTTCTGCAACTAATAATGATGTTTGAGTTTTCATGTCAGTAATAGACCCTGAAATTTTTTGAGCTTGATTGATTATAGGAGCATCTCTTTCTGCTGCTTCTCTCGCTTCTTTAAAAGCTTGTAATTTTTGATTAATCTCCCTTTTTTCTTCTTTACTTGTTCCTTTATCTTTTAGTTTTCTTCTTAGCTGTTGAGCATAAAGAAGATCTTCATCAGAAATGAGTTCTCTAATAGCATTTATGTCATCTTCATATAGACCCTTGTCTGCTAATTTTTTATTGTATTGTGAAGAAAGAGCAGTTTTTTTAGACTCTTGAACCAATGCTTGTGGAGTTAATGCAGCCATTGCTGCGGCGTCTGAAATCTTTGTTTTTTGGTAATCAGCATATGCTGCCTTGACTTTTTCAAGTCCACCCTTGATAAGTTTTAGTCCTGCTGCACCTTGAGACCTTAAATATTCTAAAAATTCAGGTGCAAATGGGCCAGCTATAAAGTTTTTAAATCCTTTTTCATTTTGAAGATTTGATATACCTTTAAAGGTTTCCCCTGATAATTTTGCTTGTTCTTTAAGTTGTTGGGCTATTGACTTTTCTCCACCGCCACTACTACCTGAGCTAGATCCAGAGCCAGGAATTGGTGCAACAGTTGCCTCTACTAATGCTTTTTCTGTACCTATTTGACTTTGCAAAGATGCAATTCTTTTCAAAATTATTTGTCTTGATTCTGCATCTGTCGCAGTTTTTAGTGCTGCCATTGCACTGTTTAATTGCATAACAAGTGATAAATTTTTAACTTCATATCCCATTCTTATTTCAATCATTTGTTCTTGAACAACTGGATCTAATTTATCAAAGTTTTTAAATTGTTCTCTTAGTCCAGCTATCGCATTTGCTGCTGCTTCTTGTGGAGTTCCTCCTGCTATATTTTTTCCACTATAAGCAACAGCAATATCTATCATTGCTTTTTTTCTAATTTCTGAATTACCACTTTCTAAGTCTTTCATGGCTTTGTTAAGTTTTATAACATTTTTTGATACTTGCTCTGGAGTAAGTGGTTTTCCTTCTGCGTCAAGGGTTAGAAATTCCATTGCTGCAGTCATATTAATATTTGGATTAAGATTTTCAATAATTTTCCATTGATCTTTTAATGTTTTTGCAGCAGCACCAAATTTTAATAAATCTGCTGGGTCTGTTGTGTCAATTTTCAAACCCTTTATCATTTCATCTGGCAAAGACATAATATCTTCCTGCGCTATGGTTAACTTTGTAATTGATGAAATCATTTCTGCTGGAGTATTTTCTCCTTCAGTTTGAATTACATATCTAATTACTTTTTCAACTACCCCACCTTCTGCTGCTCTAGCAAAAGCTTTGTTGATTTTTTCTGATCCATCTACTTCTCTAACTGCTTTTCCATAGGCATCACTTTTTTGAATTGCGACTGCCTGCTCTACTCCAACTGATCCTGAAAGAGATTGAAGTCCGAATGCAATGTCTGTTCGTCTTCTTTCTTGTTCTTCAGGAGAAATAATATTTCTTCCTGTATCTCCAGTCTGTATTCCAGCAGACTTAAGCGTTTCTATACCAGTTTTTAGAAGATTTTCTGGTAAGGATGCAATATAATTTTCAATTAAAGCTGTATTTCCTCCAGCTGCTTCAAATTCCTTACCTATTGTAACAACATCACTTGACTGTCCCTTTGTAATTCCTGGAATATTTTGTGCAAACGTAATAAATTGTGCAGTAGCAATACTTGCTCCATCTCGCAATGCCTTAAGTGCATCAACGTTGTACATAATTTCTTGACCAAATTGAGCAGCTTGTTCAGCAGTCATGTCTCCAGCAAGTACGGATGCTTTAATTGCCTCATTTAGTCCCTCAAGATCGACCTCTCTTGCAAGATCTTGTGCTTCTTTTGATTCTTCAACTAAGGAGGTTTGTTGTGTAGAATCAAGTTCACCAAAAGATTTATCAAATTGTACATCTGCTTGTTGCTTAACAAATTCTTTTTGATAAGCTGATTGTGAGGGCGTTATTACATCTACCATCCCCAATGCCGCCCCCACTAGGTTTCCACTAAGTAGGCTTAATGCAGGCCTCAAATAATCTTTTGATTCGCTAAAGCCAAGGGAAGATGTTCCAATGTTTGTTGAATTAGTAATTGCACCTACCTGATCTTCTGTATAGCCTGCTGCAACCATTTGTTGATCCAGAGCTTGTCTTGCGGCACCTTGTTCAGCAGCATTGCTAACAGATTTTTTAATAACATTTGTGTATTGTTCTTGAGCCGTTCTTGCTTCTGTTATTGCAGTATGATATTCGTTCCAACCAATTGTTCCTTCTGCGTATTGCTGTTCGGCAACTCCAATTACATTTCCATAATCTTGAATTATTTGTGTGGCTGCCCCTATAGCTCTACCAGCGGTTTCATTTGAAAGGCTTGCTTCCCCACTTGATACTGCAAGTTTTGCAAGAGAACCATCGGCATCAACTGCCGCTTTACGCATATCAGCAATTTCTTTTATAGCAGAAGTTCCAGTTTTTTGTCCTGATATAGATGAAACAGCTTGATTTGAAAGAACAGAGTCTCCAAGTTTTAATCCTACTGCTTTAGCAAAAGTAGTTGCTGCTTTCTGATCCATCATTCCAGATGCTATTGCTGTCTTTAAATAATCTGATAGTTTTTGGAATCTTTCAGCAGATGTTGAATTTTGAAGATCTTCAATAAACTTTTGTCCAGCACCAGATTCAAATACCCCAGAGAATTCATTTGCGATTGTTGCTTCTTCTTCTGAAGAAATTCCCATTACTGCTTTTTGTCTGGCTTGTGCAGGAGTTTCTGTTCCTAGTACTTGTGCCATTGTATTTAATGCATTTGCAGTAGCACCAATATTTGCTCCAAACTCCGCTGCTTTAGTGGCAGCATCATCTACACTCTTTCTCCAAATATATAATCCAGCACCTACTGCTGCTAAAGCTGCTGCTACTGCTGCTGCTGGAAGTGCAATTGCAGCAAGTGGTGCTAGCATTGGTCCAAGCATTGGTAGCATACTGCCCATGCTAAGAGCCATTCCTCCAGCATTCATGGCTGCCCCTAGTCCTGCATTTGATTCACCAACAGAGCCTGCACCCATCATTAAGGCTCCACCAGCCATTCCTATGCCCATGGAAGCTCCCATGCCCTTCATTCCACCCATAGATTGAAGACCTCTACCAATGGCTGAGTTTGCTTTATTTTCTTTTCCAAATCCAAGTGTTCTTGAAGAAAATCCTCTTTGTCTTGTAGTTGTTGTTCTTCTAATTGCTATGGCACGACCAATTTCTCTTCCAATTGTTTTATCATCCATAGCATTTCTACCCAATACTGCGTCTGACTGATATTCATATATTGGGGAACCTTTTTGTGCAAGAGCCTTTGCCTTTTCTGGATCTTTAATTGGCTTTCCATCTGCACCAAATCCAATGATATCTCCACCTTCTGCATATCCCATTAAAGTTCCATTATTAACAGAGCGTAGTAAATCTAAATTCTTTTTTGTAGCATCTTTATTGATAACAAATTCACCTGGAGTAAGTACTGCTGGTACTGTGTCTTTATTCCCTACCCCTGGAACTATGTTTCTAGATGTTTTTGTTGAATCAAATATTTCTCCACCAATATTTCTCATCTGAGGAAGAATGCCACCCATGTTAAGTTTTGATACAACATTTGGATAAGATACTTCTCTTCCTCTTCCCCAGTTAACAAAGGCAGCCATATTTTCAGATTCATCATAAAGTCGATCTAAGTCGGGCTTTGCTTTATCGCGGGAAACTTCTCCTCTAACAATTGCCATTCTTATTTTTTTAATTTCTTCTTTTGCCTTGTCGTATCTTGCTTGAGCTTCTTCTCTTTCTACAATTCTAGTTTTTGGCCTTCCCGTTAGTCTTGCACCTAAAAGGGCAACCTCTTTTTCGTCAAGGATTTCATTACTTGCTGCTGGATTATTTATTCTTTGTTCATCTCTGGGAACAATTCTTCCGCTTACATCAAAGTATTTTTCTCCCTTCTTTATAGAAGTTTTATAAATTGTAGGAATATTTGATTCTTGTAAATCATCAATAATCTTTTGATGACCAGCAATAAATTCTTGATCTCTTTTAATTCTTTCTTCAAGTTTTTTCTTGTTGGCTTTCCAAATAACACCACCAGATGCTTGAATTTCTTCTGGAGTTAGTCTTAAACCTAATGCCCCATTTTCTTGATTAAATGGAGACCATGTTTTCAAAGGGTGTGGACCATCTGGCCCCAAAGATCTTAACCAATCTATATCTCTTTTCATTCCTTGACTTCTTTGAGCAATTTGGAATTTTGAGTTATTCATTTTGTCAAATAATCTAGAGCTTTCTATAAATCTTCCAACACCCTTACCTGTTGACCAGCTAGAGACTTCCTTTAAAGTTCCTCCGCTTATTGGGTCAACAGATCCTCTTGTTATGTCTATCTTTTTTCTAGATGTAGACAATCCTCTTTTTATGTTTGCTGGGATGTTTTGCAACATGTCATCTCTATTTGATTGACTAATAGATGTTGTCATTCTTGAGAACCATTCAACAATGTTTGCTGGGATGCGGCCTCTTGCACCTCTTGCTGCATTTGCTGCTGCAGCAATTCCTCCTCCTCCTAGCATTGAAATCATTCCACCCATATTAAGTTGGGACGATTCTGACATAACGTATCTTCCTGATGATTTTCCAGTGCTCTTTAATCTTGATGTTCCTTGCATTCTTAAAGAGTCGTATAGTTTTTCAGGAAGATTTCTTTTTAAAATATCTGTAAAGATATTATCAAATTCTCCTGGTTTAAGAGGTGTTTCGCCTATACTTCCAAATATATTTCGTGCATCATTGTATGATCTTTCTATTGCTGGAATAGATATTGTGTCTGGTATACCTAGTCTTCTTGCAGCTTCCAGCTGCAAAGAAAATGGATGAGCAGGAGTGTTTGCAAGATCGTTATAGATATCTTCTCCAGTTATCTTTCCAAAAGAAGGTCCACCTTTAAGACCTTGATTAACTCTTGGTGATTGCCAAATCATTAACCCTGGATGATAAGTTCTTTCATCATCAATTTTAATTCCCTTGGCAACGTGACCTCTTTGCAAAAATTCTGCAGACAACATGCTTTCGTCCAAAACATCTCTTCCAAGGCTAGAGCTTGAACCCATTATTCTTTTTCTATCATTTTTTTGCAATCCCCCTCCCGTACCCGTCAACCAACCTGGAAGCAAGCCCCGTGAACTTCCCGACAATCTTTGAAAGTTTTTCATTAACATTCCTATATTGGCATACTGTACTCCAGGAATCATTCCACCCTTGTTTGCATGAGTGGCTTGACCAGATCCTCTTAGACCTGCATAATCAAGAACTCCTTCAGGTCTTCCTAGATTTCCAGCTTCTCTTCCTGCAAGGTTTCCAATATTTATCTGTCTACCATCCATGTCAACATAAAGATCTTTTTTATTTTTTCCTGATGAATATTGAATTCCTCTAGCATCTAGGGTTTGTTTTATTAGTGGCAAAGATGCATTTGCATTTACAGCATCTCCTTGAAGCACATCCCTTATAAAATCATTTCTTCTTGTTTTGGGAAATCCAGCAGAGTCTAAATATTTTCTTACAGCATTACGAGAGGCTTTTTCAAATCTTCCGTTAGTAATACCTGTCATTGGAAGTTTTAAGATTTCTTCTTTATAAATTCTGTCAAAAACATTTCTATCTAATTTTGCACCCAAATAACTGTCTAGCTGTTTTGCCAATGGGGAATAAACATCTGGTGTATTCAATTCTTTAAGAAGATTATCTCTTGTTAAATCCCCTCTCATCATAGCTAGGTTTGAGTCTTGAGACATTCTAAAAGTTAGGTTTCCACGAGTTTTTAATCCAAGCTGTTCTGGACTAAACCCAAGTCTTTCAACAGCAAATCTTAAAGTGTCTACCCTTACATTTTGTCCTTTTTGATATTTTCCAGTTAAAGTATTGTATAGGTCTTGTGAGCTTCTTGAGGATGCTGCGTTTGATGCTTGAGTTTTTCTAGTCCCCCCTCTACCGCCCATTGCAATTGGAATAGTTGCTGCCTCTTGTCTTTGAGTCTGTACTCTTGCCATAACTCTTTGCATTGCAGCGGTCATACCTGCCCCACCACCAGTATTCAACATAGAGACTGGCTTTCCACTATTAATGGCATGAAGCAAAGAGAAGTTTTCCTGTGTGGCCTTTTTGTTTACTACAAACTCTCCAGGTGTTAGAACTGCTGGGACGGTATCTCTATTTCCAACCCCTGGAATAGTGCCTCCACTGTTTCTTGCAACTATTGGAAGAGGTCTGCCTGCAAGATTTGACGATCCTCCTCTAGCCCTAGTCATTGCTGCGCCAGGAATTGCAAATGCTCCTCCTGCGACTGAAGCTTTTGAGGCGTCCATCATTCTTGCAGCAAGAATTTGATAAGAAGCTGCTAATTCATCAACTGCTGTACTTGCTACTCCAGCAGCTAAAGGCTGGTCTCTTAATGCCATATTTACAAACTCAGTGGATTGTCCCAATTGCATTGCAGCGTTTGCTGCGTCCATTTCTGCAAGACTCATGTATTTTAATGTTTGACTTACTGCCTGAATTGAACCAGATATTCCACCTTTTGTAAATCCCTTAAAGGCTACTCCAATAACATTTCCAAATTTAATAAGAGTTCCTGTTAGGTTCATTAACAAACCTAAAAACATAGTTCCTGCTGGGATTAAAATACCAGTAATTACTGTTCCAAATCCAATAAACTTTTTAGCAAAGTCTGGTAAAGAATTAAATTTTTCTACTAGGCTTCCTAGAAATTCAAGAACAGGAATAGCTAGTTGAGTAAACATTTCTCCAATTGGAGCTATGGCAAGCTTTAGTCTTTCCATTGCTGCGACAAATTTTGTTGCAGAAGAATCTTCAATAGCACCAAGTTCTTTTGTAGCAGAAGCAGCAAGTTGTGCTGCTGACAATGCAGCAGTATCCATAACTCGTGAAGCTTGAGATCCATCCTTAATAATATTATTAAACAAAGCTCCAAGTCTTGCATACTGGTATTTTCCAAATACCTTTTCAAGTGCTTGTTGTTTTCCAAATTCATCTAGAGTAGCTAATGCTCTAGCAAAACCTTGAACAGTTCCCATAAGATCTCCGCGATTTGCGTCAACAATTGCATTGATATTTATACCAAGTTCGCCTAGCTTTTCTACTGCTCTGTTTGTTGGGTTAATCAAAGAGGCAAGACCAGATTTTAATGCGTTTGCTCCTTGAGCAGCAGAAACACCGCCTTCCTGCATAGCAGCAAGCATTGCAGCCATGTCTTCTACAGATCCACCAAGACCTTTAATAACTGGAGCAACTCTTGGAATAGCCTGTGCAAGATCTTGCAGGGTAACAACTGTTTGGTTTTCTACCATGTTCAAAAAGTTAATTGTTTTTGTTAAATCTTTACTCTGTAGACCAAAGGCTGTTTGCAAAGCTATTGTTGTTTCAAGTGCTTCACTTTGTTCCATTTGACCAAGTGTTGCAAGTCTAGTTGCTTCTCTGGTTGCATCAATAAGATCTGCGCCCTGGGAACCAGCAGCGGCAGCTTGAGCAGCCAGACCAATAGTATCTTTTACTGCAATTCCATACTTTGTATATTCTTTTGCCAATTCCTTAACAGCTTCAAGGTTTGCTTCCATCTCTTCTGGTGGTGTAAAAGCATCTCCATAAACTTTTCTAAAGTTAATTGTTTCTTTTTCAATTTCTCTAAATACTTTTCCAGATGTGGCTGCAAAAATTGTAAGTGGTACTGTAAAGCCAACCATAAGCTGACGACCAGCCCACTGAGTATTCTTACCAAAATTAATCATTGATGTCGTTGATTGGGTAAGCATTGCTCTATGAATTGCTAATTTTTGTGCTGAAACTGCTGCTTGAGAATTAAAGGCTTGAAGAGGTCTAATTGCAAGTGACTCTCTAAATCCATTTGCTGCTGAACCAGTGGCTATAAATTGAGTTTCTAATGCTGATGCACGGGCATTTGCCAATGATAGGACTGCTGCTGCTTCATTGCTACCCTTTTTAAATCTTGCGTTAAAGAATTGACCTATTGTTCCTTGTCCCTTTTGAAGAGTCTTGTCTAGTCTAGAGGCAGCGGTTTGCATCCTTACTGTTTCTGCACTAAATAATCCTCCAGCATTAACCATCTCAGAAAGCTCTGATGCAAGATTTTTTGCTGCGCTAGCTTGAACTCTATTGTTAGTATTTAAAGCTGACTGAAATGAGTTTATCTGAGCCTGAAGCTGCCTAAGACTTTGAGCAGCGTCACTAGTATTGATGTTGACATCAATATTAACTCTAGTATTTGCCACTTTAAATTACCTCATAGTCAAGTCCTGCGCCAATTCCGAATCCAGTTCTTGAGGCATTTTTGCCACGAAGAGTAGTTATGTCCTTTGGATCGTTTGACGCGCCCTTGCTATTAGCCTTTGCTTTTATTTTTTCCCATGTGTCCATGGCATTGGATTTTGATTTATCAATATCTACACCTTGAATTGCTGCAAAGAATTTCTTGTTTTCATAATCTTCTTGATTCTTTGCTTCAAGGATTGCGACTAGTTCTGGCATTGATAAATTATCCTCCAATTCTTGGTAATCTTTCCAGTGTCCCAGAAGGAATACCCTTGATTCTAGTACGACGAGATCTAGCTCTAGCCAGCTAGAGCCGCCGCCAGTGCGTTTGGGTCATTCAACTTAATACCAGATGCTACTTCAATAATTTTGTACACCGTTGGTAGATCAATGACCTCTTCTAGCTTTTCTTTTGTTGCGTAATCCTCGTTGTACTGCTTCATTGCAATTACTGCACAATCAAGAAGCAGGTCCATTGACTTAATGTTGTCAGATGCAATATCTTCATCACCAATCTTCTGGAACTCCTTCATAAAGTCACGAAGAAGTGTAATCTTTAGTGGTCGCATCTTGATGTTTACTCCATCAATTAGCTCTACTTCTACTGTTTCATATACGCTCGTTGCCATTATAATCCTTTCTGGGGTTATATATAAATTATATCATAGGCATGTAAAAACTTAGCCCGTCCAACCTTTTGGCTGAACGGGACTAAGTATATATTATTTAGTTTTTATTAAATTGTTATTACGGACCTAGTACGCGGTCTACGATCTTGCCGTATGAACCATTTGATGCTGGTAGAAGACGGAAAGATACCTCGAACATTGTTGGCTCGTCACGTTTTGCTGAAGCCGTTACACTCTCAATTGAGAGGGCACGGTGAGCAACATAAACACGCTCAACGCTGTCTGCACCTGTAGCTGCTGGATCGCCAGATCCTGGACCTACAGCTATAATTGCACGTTCTAGTGGAACCTCACCAAGATTACCAGATTGAATAACCATTGATTTCTCATCTGGATCATTGTCATCATAGTCTGCATCAGAACCTGCTGTTGCTACTACTAGATTTTCTAGAGTACCTTCAGCAAATGCTGTTACTAGGTTGACCTGCATACCCTGCTTGTATAGACGAGCTACGTCAAGGAGCTGATCTACCTGAACCTCACCGAAGTCTGGCTGGAACTGAATTTCTAGACCGTTCATAGTAAAGCCTACGTTTCTCCAGTTGGCAGAAGCTCCCGCTGCTGACAATGAATCTGCGTAACGTGTTCCATCAACGAATGCTGGAATATCAGATGCTCCTGCTCCATCAAATGCGTATACTGCTGGTGTTGAACCTTCAACATACTTAAGTGAAGATGATCTTGCTACGAAGATCTGAGCTGCACCTACGATAATATTTCTTGAATCACCTAAAGTTGCCATATTTTTATTTCACCCCTTATTTCTTTTTTTTTATTTGTATTACATTTATTGCCTTTGTTGCTTGGCGTGGGGCGTTTCCTCATCTTTATTATAGTGGCATAATTTAGCCATTATTATAGATGTTTGTAGTGTGATAGTCATATTTTATAACGACATTGGTTGAAAATGTTTTTTGAAGCCCCAGGGTTTCTGTGCTATTGCCTACATAATTAACTTGAGAAGCATTTATGCAATGAAAGTTTATTTTGTTATTCTGTATAGTTTGACCAGCAAATTGATTTACATCAAATGCCGTTCTATCTTCTCTATCTGCAACATTAATAATAAAATCTCTCCAATAAAAGATCTCTTCTAGACTTGCCCCTCTTATTGAATACATCATCTGGGCACACTTGACTGGATAAAAATACTTATTGTTTACTCTTCCTTTCATAAAAGAGTCATATATGATGTAAGGTTTAGGTCCCCATTTTGCATCCCCTGATTTATTATCTGAAACAGGAAAAATTGGAGTGACCCCTGAATATGTTGAAAAAGAAAATCCAGGAACATTAGCTGCCCCGTTAAGCTCAAATTGTTTCCATATATATTTATTTATTATTGGCTCTACTAGATTACTCATAGTCTTCTCCTGGGGAATTTATTATCCAACTTAGAGCTGATTGTCTGCCAATAGATGAGGCTCTTTTTGATTTTACTGCAGAGTTAAATCCTGACTCAAACTCTCTTGACTTTGTAAAATAATCATAAAATCTTATAGACCTTAGATATACTTGATCAAAGTAATTGTTATAAAACTCTTCAAAGGCTCTAACAAAAGATCCTCTAACTTCTTCCCCTCCAGGATTTTCTATTACAATTGGTCCAGTCCTAAAAAATTCTTCACCGTCAATTTGAAAGAATAATGCTTGAGCACTTACTTCATTTACCTGAACAGCTATGCCTTCTTCCATTATCTCTGCTTTGTCAAAGAAAGGCTCTGATCCATTTTCTGGAATGCTTGTTGATGACAAAAAATTTGATGAAACCTGGACTTTCTTTCCAGAAAGAACTTTTTTTAATTCTACTAGCCTTGCTCCAGGGTCTCCAACCTGCCCCCACTCATATACATGATGAAGCATTCCTGGGTTTGTTCTAGCAAGAACATCAAGGTATTGATAAAAAGCAGAGATGCTTGTGCTAGCCAACTTGCTTGCTACATATGACTCTTTGGCTTTAGTTTCTTTTATGAATCCCTCTGAATAATCAACTACATTGTTTAATACCTTCATAGCTTCTTTAGAATTTATTTTTATAGTATACAAGACTGATCATCTGCCCGTCTTAGAAAAATTCTATACCCAAAAAAATTATGGAATGGATCAAACATGGGCTCTACATTTCCTATTTCAAAAACAGTTGGCTCATCTAAAATTTCAAACCAAACAACTTTTCCGCTTGGGTCTTTTATATTTGTTATTAAAATTTCTGTTATGGAATAAGAAATATCGTCGCTTGATTTTAATATTTCATCTGCTGTTCTAAAGTCTAGTTTATAAGAATACTCAATAAACTTTTCTGAACTAATAGCATTTGCAATAGCAGAGTCTGGTCTTTCTTTTATGGCTGAGCAATTAATTACTCTATCAAAAGACCAAGTGTTTACCATTTCCCCAAATGAACTTTGCTCAGCGGTAGAGTAATATATATCTGCTGTCATTGGATACATGAGATCTGACAAGTTTCCATTAGGCAACATTAGATTACCCCTGGTCGAATTCTATTCTTATATCTTATTAGTAGTTTGTCTACAATCAAGTTTCCTGTACCCGCAGAAGATCCTGCTGCAAACTTAATCTTAAATTCTTTGTTATCAAACTCAGTTATGTTTCTACTAAAGTACCTTGTATTTCCTTGAACTAAATCTTGCATCAGCATTTCACAAGCCTCTTCAATATCTGATGGAATAACTTGATATCCAAAGCTGGCATCAAGTAGGTAGTCAAATCCAGGAGAGAATGTTACTGCATAGTTTCTATCTCTCCACACCTTGGTGTATTCAACTTTATTCTGAATTTCATCTTCAAGTACAATTGAGCTTTTGTCTATGCTTATCTTATATTGTTCATATGAGTCATCATCTTTTATATAAATAACTTCATTGTTCTCCCACATTTGATAAAGAACAACAATTCTTTCATCAATGGGTAAATAGTCTATTCCCATTCCAATAACTTCTTTTAGTTTACGAACGAATTGAAAAGACCCTACCTCAGCCTCAATAATTCTTCTCGCTACTTTCTCTGCTTCTACAGCTTGACCAGTAGTAATTCCAAGTTTTGTTTTTACCGTTGTAAGATCGCAATAGGGCTTTACAATATCTATGCCTGCGGATAGAACAAGGTTGTTTGATGGGTCATATACGTTTGCAAAAAGATTTACAGAATAGACAAGGTATTTGGAGTTTAATGTAAACCTTGCAACCTTTGAAGCATTAGATGTTGCTGATGCAGAAAAAGATTCTCCTGTAAATAAGTCTTCATACTGCATAACATATTGTAAAGATGCAGATGGCATTACGAGATCAATATAAATTGATGTTGTTTCTGGTAGTCTAAGAATTTCCATTTTTATACCTCAAAAGCTGAGGCAACTTCTTGCGGAGTTGCTTGCCTTACCTTATCTGAAATTTTTAACCACTCTTCAGCTTTATCAGAATCTACGATAGTGTAGCCATTATTTAGTCTTCCAAGAGATGGGTGGAAAATGGAATTAGGAGCAAAGAGCGCAACTTTAACTGGATCTGTTTGTGTTTTTTGTATTTTAGATTGTGTGTTTTTTACAGATACCTTTTTTGTGGGACTTGATTCCATAATTCCTCCTATCATTTATTATATCATCTCAATAAATGCTTAAGAGGGGAGCCAATCGACTCCCCTCCGCTGCATTTAGAAACAATTATGACTTTTCGCCGTAAGCTACTGCGTCTGTTTCTTCGATCTGCACACCAAAACGAACGAACACTGTATATTCTACTGTGTCTTTCTTTGGCTTGAACTCGCGGTGGACTGTAACATCTCTCTGGAATCCCCAAATTCTGTTTTCTGGGAATGTTAGTGAGACATAATCATCTGGCATGTAAGGAACTTCCATGATGGGTAGTCCAAGAACGCGGTACTGTAGTGGAGCACCGACAATCTGTGGAACGCTACCGTCAACAATTCTTTCTACAATTCTTTCGGAATTGAAGTTGCCTGTTTGGGCAAGACTGTTAAGTAGGCTTGAGATTGTTGGTGAACCTGCATAGAACTTCATTGCAGATCTTGAACCACGGTACTTGCGTGGCATGGCTAGGACAATATCTTGTAGATCCTGTACGGTCCATGCTGAACCGCTGGAAGTGACAGATGCTGCCTGGTTTCCTGCGGCTTCTTTTGCATAGAAGCCCTGCATAATCTTCAAGAAGTTGTTTGTTCCTGAACCTGTACCGTTAATTGCAAGATCTTCAAGATCGTTTGCAAATGCGCGAGTCATAGAGCGAACTAGGTGATCTTCAAGCTGGGCACCCTCGATATTATCTTCGAGTGCTTCAGTTGCAACTTCCCAGTCTAGTCTAATCTTCTTTGTTACGATCTCTACTTTAGTGAATGCTACGTCTGCGTTTGTGTATGTACCATCAGCCTGATTTGCTGCACGGATTACACGCTCGCCTACATTTAGCTTCTCTAGTTCTGCAGTGTTAGAACGCATAGTTACTCTACGACCATCTAGAGCTAAAACTTGCTGCTCCCAGATGTATTCGATGAACTGGCGGGACTGCTCAGGATTGAGAATACCACCATCATCAGTTGTGCTACCAACGACACCCAAATCACCTGCTGCGGGATTTGTAATTGCGCCAATACCACCAGAGACTACTACGCCTGCGTCTGCTGATTTTTCTAAAATTTCTTCTGACATTTTACTTTTCACCTCCTGTTTTATTACCGATATAAGTCGGCGGAATTGAGGAAACGACCGCCCCACATCGATTTACTTATTTTTTCTCCCTGTACGATCCCGCCAAGATCGCCAGACTTGCGAACAGCCGTGTCTTCCTCTATCGCGGATACACGCTGTCCAAACTCTTCAACATTGCCTTTAACAACCTTTACCTCTTGTGAAACGTTATTAACTGAGCCAGTAAGTTCCCCTACCTTATCTGCAATGCTTTTTACTGCTGCTGCTAGATCTGCTACTGCAACAACTACTGAATCCTTGATTTCATCTACAGATTTCGCCAAGTCTTCATCGCTGTCTGCAGGAGTTGTGGATGTCTCTACAGCTTCTTCTACAGCTTCCTCGTCAGCAGACTTTTCAACAATCTCTTCGACTGCCTCTTCTACTGCTGCTTCTTCAATAACTTCTTCAATTGCCTCTTCAACTGCTTCTTCAATCTCTTCGACTTCTTCGGCGAGTTCTTCTGCAACTTCTTCAGCTACTTCTTCAGACTTTGTTACTAAGTCTTCTGCTGGATCTGTACTCTTATTTCTATTTAGAATTCCCACATTAATCCCCTCCTTTTCATTGTTGTCAGCAATTGACTTGGCTACTTCGTCAACCGCCATTGTTATATCAGATTGTTCATCTGAAACTTTTACAGTATAGCTCTTTATAAGATTTCCGATTGTTTCTGCTTTAGAAGTATCGCTGCTTTCTACAAAACCAATATTTGTCATGTGTCTATCGCAGCTTGGGCAAGAATATTGTGACTTCTCGCTAATAATAACCATTTCGCTTGAGTTGCACCAGTAAACATTCTCTAGGTAGTTTTTCTCAAGGATGTCTGCTCCGTTAAACTTTTGTACAGAAACAACGTTTGAGTCAGGGTTCGCTGGATTATCAACAAGTGAAAGCTCAAAAAGATCATAATCTTTAATCATTCTAATTGGATTATCCATTCCTTTAGTATAAATATCTTCTGTATCATTAATTTTTCCGCCAATAGAAAATCCTGTAAGAATTCTTTCTGTTACCTTGTGCCAGGTATCTTGAGCACCTTTGGATACATATACATCAACAAAGATGCCATTATGAATTTCTCCGCTTTCTTTGTCAAAGTATTTATCTCTTTTAAAAGAAACTACTTTTCCTACTGCTAGGGGTGTGTGTTGCTCTCTTACATTACCCCTAAAACTGTCAAAAGCTTTTTCTGAGGCTTCAATAGAAACAATGTCTCCCTGCTTGTCAACAACATCTGTTGTCGCCCAACCAGAAACAATTCTTTTTTCTGCGTCTATCTTTTGGATAGGCATAAGAATTGAAATGTTTTCGCCGCTTGTATTCCAAAAGGCTTTTTCTAATGAATTCATCTTGTCACCATTGTATCGTTATAATTTAGTAATTTTATCACATTTTATATATTATTGCGTTGTACGACCTTCTCCACCAGCATTTCTTCCTGTTGGAGAATTTGGACCATCTGTTGCATTATTTTGTCTTTCTGTGTCGCGTGATCTTTGGGTAGTATTCTCTGCTCTTTGCTGAGCAGTTAATTGAAGTGGATCTTGTCCACCCTGTCTCATTGGCAATCCAAGCCTCATTCTAACTTCATTTGGAACAACAACCTGGGCCTTAAGATATCTTTCATCAATCTGACTCTGTGTATTTTCATCTGTAAGAGTAAGTTCGTTTAGTTTAAGATCAAACATATCTGTTTTTTCTTTTACAATTTTATTAAGAACCTTCTCCAACATTCTTTGGGCTGGCCTTGATACCTGTTCTTTAAATGTTCTATCATTTGCTAGTGCCGCCGCAATAGACATTCCTTGTCCACCACCAACTTTTGAAATAGGAACCTGATGAGACATTAAGATATCATTTGTATTTGATACATGATACTTTTGGAAAGATCCGTCCTGAATACCATTTTCAATTGGCTCCATTTTAAACTCAACTTTATTATCAGGTGAGTCTGCAGGAAGTGGTAGGAAAAGAGTTCTATGATTCTGTCCACGCAATCCAGACTGCATGAACCTAAATAGTTTTTCCTCTGACTCTGCACTAAGTCTTGCTCCCTTGAGGGTAACAATATAACGAGGAACTGCTTTATTCTCAAAGTAATCAATGTTATATCTGCTAGCTAATTGATCTCCAACAATAGCCATTGATGATGATAAAGCGTCTGGGATACCATAGTAGCTATTTCTAGGTGTGTACTTCTTAAAATGAATAAGCTCGTTTGGTCTTGGATCATTGGTAATATTGTTTGGAGTTTTTTTGTCTTGAAAGTTTTTAAAGAATACTGTTTTTTGATTAACTATTTGAACGTATCCATCTCTTAATCTACGAACACGGATTGTTGTCGCAGGAATATGTCCAAGGTAACCAATTTCTCCAGTTACAGTTCTACCAACTTCCATGTAACCATTCCCTGTTGCTTCATAGTCTGTCCAAACTTTTTCTAAAACATGGGTAAAGGTATCTTCATCATTGCGAGATTCAAGCCAGTCCATTAAATCTTTTTTAGCACGCTCAATTTTTCTATGCGCTCTTCGCAACTGATCATCTGTGTCTGCATCTTCAAGTCTATCCATTACAGCTTCTGTAATGTCAAAGCCGTATCCAAGTCCTACAATATTTGCTACCTTGGCATTGATTGATGAGTGGTTTGCAAAAGAGCTATCAAAAAATGTAGCTAACTCGTCAAGGTTATAGGGTGGAATAACAACATCAAAAAGTCCATACGCTGTTGTAATATCTTGTAAAGGAAGTAACTGCTTTGATTTTGTATCTTGTTCGCCTGTCCAAACTTTGGTCATTCTTGATACACGGCGTTTAAAGTTTGCATCTAAACCATCATACTTTTTTACTTGATCAACTTCTGCATTGAATTCGTCATAAGACTCTTTCTTCGTAGAACTCTTATCTAGATTGTCAATCTTTGCACGGTACTCTATTTCATTATCCATTGCCATACCTCTTAATTCCCTTTGATGCATCCATCCAAGCTCCAATATCGGTTTCAGAAGGGATTAGTCCATCCTTCATTCTATCGAGCTGTTCTGAATGCTCTTCATCTGTAAGTCTTCTTTGTCCTGCGCGAAAGACGGCTTCTCCTTCTGGAAAACCGTAGTACGCTGCTGCTTTTCTAATTTTAGACATTGCCTCAATATCCCCACGACGAGATGGAATATTCATAGTGTTTCCTTCTCCATCTGTCACAATCTTTCCTTCAGGTGTTTGCCAGACGTAGATTCCGTCGTTGCCTTGTTTTTCTATGACAGTTATTTTGGGTTTTGGCATGTTCATGACAACCATTGTACCATAATTTGCCTGACTTACTTAATTTTAGGCAACTGCTGAGCCGAAATCAACTATCTCGCAAACCCCCGCCGTACAACTTAGCTCTTGACTACCAGTAGTTGTATCAACTGTTTCATAAAGACTAAGAACTGACCAATCAATTGTTGTTGGCATCTCACTTAAAGACTTCTCATATTCTTCTTTTGTTATTTCTTGATATGGAGCCTGCTTGTATGTATGCTCTGAAGATGGTAAGAATGAAACTCCTCCAACACTATCAAAGTTATCGTATACCCATGACCCAACTCTTAGCCACTCATCCTCACGAACATTAATTGTTACTGAAGGATTATGTTCTGTCCAGTGCTTACGATATGTTTTCCACATTTCAAGATGATCAATTGCAGTAAGATCTTTAGTGAGTACTGAATTTTTTGGAGCCTTAATTGGAAAATAAAAAACGGTAGTATCTTCTGGCTTCATTACATCTGGTTCATTTGGAATACCAGCATCTTTAAGAAATGATGTTAGTGGATCTTTATTATCTCCACGAACTGATCGCAAGTAGTATTCTGAGTACCAAGGATGAATGCCAGAGGATACCCCAGTCAACTGAGAAACTGTTCCAGAAGGCTTAACGCATGTAATAGATAGGGATGGATTGATTCCAAGCTTCTCTGCTTCTTGGCTATTAGTCAAAACAGATTCTTCTCTTAGTGAATCCAAGATTCCTGGAAGATCTTTGTTATTTGTTGACGTAATTTTATTTCCATATATTCCTGTCAAAGATACTCCAAGAAGCCTTTCTTCTTCGCAGTTATCCTTCCATGTCTTTCTAATGTATTTAAAGTTTGTCAATGTTGATTGCCATGTTCCAAGGATTGTTGCTAAACGAACTTTTTCAGCTAAATCCTCTACCTTGTCATCTGCTTCAATAACTACCTCAGTTAAATTGCAAAACTCATTTGGACGCAGAAGAATTTCTCCACATGGATTTGTACCCATTACCTTTGATGAGTCACGGCGACCAAACTTGTCAACGTGCTTGCGAACACTCTCTATGTTATAGATTCCACGTTCACCAGATTTTGACTCGTATAGGTTTCTCCACTCTCTTAAAAATTGAGCGGTATTTGGTTTAATATTATAAACCGCTGAGTTATTAGCTAATGCACGCTGACCGTTATCTTCCCACCACTGTCCTGACTTTGCTTTAGCCATTTCAAAATCATCAAGATTAGAAAGAGAGATTAGTGCAGAACGTCGTACTCCTCCAACAACTACAACCTCTCCAATCTTACACATTAGGTCATGCGCCTCAATTGATTTAATTCTTCTTCCAGCAGAGTTGCGGAAAATATCAATAGTAAATCTAAATAGAGAATCAAGTGGATCTGGGCCAGATGCTCTTCCACCAAAAGTCTTTAGGCGTGCTCCTGCTGGCCTAACTTTAGTTAGATCCCACTTTGGAATTTGTCCTTGATAAAGAAGTGCAATAAGTTCTTTGTATGATTTTGCCCATCCTAATTTTGAATCATCTACTACAATAACTGTGTCTGTCTTGTAGAGTTCTTCTGCAACAACGGGAAGTAGGCTCATGTATTTTTGTTCAACAGAGAATCCAACTCCAGTACCGTTCATTAAAATATACATTGCTTCATCAAAGGCTCTAGGACTATCCACTGCAATAAATGAGCAGTTGTAAGCTGCAATATGGTCTCTGTCAAGAGCTGGTCCTGCGGTCATCAAAGCACGCATAGAAGGCATGATCTTATGATTAATAACTGCATTACGAATCTCTTCAAAAGTCTTGTCGTTTTCGCTGTAACCATGGTTTGTTACCAAATGGTTTTTCATGAAAGACATGTAACGATCTACTGTCTCTACCCAAGTCTCTCTTCTGTTCTCTGATTCAATCCAGCGAGCGTATCTGCTGATGTGGATAAAGTTTCTGTAAAAGTCTTTGATAGACCCGTGATCGTTAATAAGTGACAATTAAAAACACTTCCTCTGTTAGAATTATATGTAAGGTCAATTCTACCAGACAAAGACAAAGGAGTCAAAATGAAGTTAACAGTCAAAGACATTCACACATATAACAATTTGGTAAGGAGGGGCAAGGCAACGCCTCTTGGAAATGCTAGTCAAATTTTAATTCCAAGGGAACTTGATAATGAAGAAGTTGTGCTGTATGATATTGCCAGTGGAGATGTAATTCACCCAGGGACTAATATGATAGAAAATATTAAGTCAGTTATTGACAAAGCACTATCTAGTTGATACCATAACAGGGTGGAGGGAGGGAATAGATCTAATCTATAAACAAAATAGATAGGTTTTTCCCCTAAGAATAGAACATAAAGGACCACAAACTTGACAATTCATACCTTTTGATGTTATGCTAGATAGGTTGTTGCCGCCGCACAAGGAGGAAAACAGATGAAAACAAAACTGCTAGGAGGTGTATTAGTTATGACGATGGTTCTTTCTGGATCTACAAACTTGGCTAATGCTACCAACGAACAGGTGTATGCTAAGTCTGCACCGAGCACGGCGGAGGCTATTCAGCCTGTCGTAAAAGTTACAAAGGTTGAAAAGCCAAAGAATAAGATATGTAAGAACTGGTTGGTGAAACATCTTCACAAACATGGATTCCGTGGCGAAAACTTACGCGAAGCGTGGGCAATTGTTATGAGAGAATCTGGTGGAAATGAAAAGACAATTTCATCAACCAATGATTATGGAATGTTCCAGTTTAACCACTATGCACATAAAGACGCATCGTGGTGGGACTCAAAGAAATTGCTTACAAGAGATTACAATACTCAAATCGCATATAAGAAATCCAAAGGTGGAAAGACATGGTATATGTGGGATATTGATGGTCATGGTAAATGGAAGGCAGAGTGGTCACCTCGCTCTATCTATGAAAGATATGTAAGCTGGTACAACAAGTACCCATGCAAATAAAATAAAATAGTTAAACCCCCTATCGGAAAACAACCAAAGAAAATAATTTGGTGGCAATGACAATTCGGTAGGGGGTTTTTACTATAGGTCTCTGATTTGATGCATTACTTCATTCCAGTCTTTACCGCGAACTTCCATAGACTGATACTTTTTAATATTTTCCATATTTCTCTCAACGTCTTCTTTACGAACCTTTGGGTCTAGAAGCTCTTCTAAGTGGCCTATCCACTCTCTTTCATTGTTTGCTACTCTTCCAATACCCTGCTCTTCTAAAATGGCGTACTCAGGGCTGTAAGAGGCAACCCATGGCACACCAGCAGCACTATACTCAAGCCCCTTGATTCCAGACTTTGCATAATTAAATCTTACATTGTTAAGAGGAACAAGACCAATATCAATTTTTCTAAAAAGTTCTGGGTAATAGTGAATTGGCTTCATTGGCTCTTTTGTTGTTTTTACTGATTTTGGTATTCCAAGTTGATTAGAAGCCACAGGAGCATTAATAACATTTCCAGAATGATGAAAGG